GTGGCCCGTTCATCCATCACCCCCGTCGCGCCCTCCAAACCCAACCAAGTCCGCGGGCAGTTGAGCGCCGAGCAGCTGAAAGCCATCGACGTCGCCGTCGGAGCACAGGTCCGACTGCGCCGCATTCTGCTCGGCCTCTCGCAGGAAGCCGTCAGCAAGGTAATCGGCCTGACTTTCCAGCAGCTGCAGAAATACGAACACGGCACGAACCGGATCAGCGCATCGCGGCTGTATCAGCTGTCGTTGATCCTGCATGTCCCTGTCTCGTACTTCTTCGAGACCGTCGACGTCGAAGGCGGCGCGGAAGTGGCGATGGAAGCGTACGAAGCCACCAATCTCCACGAGATCGAGGGCATGCCGAGCGACCTCATGAAGAAGCGCAAGACCGTCGAGCTGGTCCGCGCGTTCTACGGCATCGAAGACGACCGGCAGCGTGCTGCGGCGCTCAGCTTGATGAAGACGTTGGCCAAGGCGAGCAGCAAGTAACACGCTGCCTTTTAGGGGTGGTTCGGGGCCGGGCGCGATAGGGCGCGCCGGCCCGAATATCTTGTCTTCAACTTGGCGACCCCGGCAGGGCTCGAACCTGCAACCCCCGGCTTAGAAGGCCGGTGTTCTATCCAGTTGAACTACGGGGCCCTTTGCTTATCAAGCCTGTCTCGCAGGTCGCGCCGTTCGTCTGTCGGACGCACTCGATTGCGCATCCCGCTCAGAGAATTCGGTCCGAACGGAAATTATCGGCATAAGCTTTCGGCTTGATCGACCGGCAGTGTGGTTCTTCGATCGAATAGGTCAAGCCATGTTTGTCCGCGAACGCCTTCGCCTCTTCGAGAGTCGCGAAGCGCAGCCGAACCTGGTTGAGCGTATCTTCAGCGCCAATCCAGCCCATCAACGGTTCCGCTTGCCGCCGCGTCGCCTGTTCGTATTCCAGGATCCAGCTTTTCGTGCGCGCCATCCCGGAAGACATCGCCGTCTTCGCCGGGCGGAGAATGCGGGCTAAGGCCATAGGCGGACTTGTCCTCTTGGTTGGAGCTCTCTCGACTGGTCGGGGCGACATGATTCGAACATGCGACTTCCAGTTCCCAAAACTGGCGACCGGCCTGCAAGCTGTTGATTTTGTTCAATTTTCATATGTCGATTACGGACGAATTATGGTCAAAAAGAGCCCGAGTCCCAAACCAAGCCCCAAACAAACGTTCTGTTGCCGTTCCGCATGACCGTCACCCGTCCATCATCAAAACGCCCGCACCATAACCTCAAGCACGCCCCGGTGTCTCGCTCGAAAAGGGGCTCGGCGGCCTTAAGGCGTGATTGAAAACGCCGGCAAATAATGGCGCCGATTCGCTGCCGTTCGCCGGCCATTTTCCCCTGCCAAGATCGGCCGTGAGGTTGGCAAGATCGTCCTCGGCTTCATCATTGTCGAAGGCGTGGTTTGGGTGGTCTATATCGAAGCTGAGGCCAATCGGTAAGGAGGCGCCGATATGACGGAGGAACAAGCCGTGATGCTTGCCGCCGAGGTGGCGAAGCGCGAAGGTTGGCCGTGGCGACCGCCTATCCAGGCGACTCTCCGGAAACGATCCTTGTTCTCTCGTCAGAAATATTGGGAAATCCGGTCGAACGTTGCGATGCGCGGAATGAACGTCACCGTGTCGATCGACGACGCGACCGGCATTGTCGAAGGAGCGGGTTTCCTACCGCGATAGTTTTCAGTGCGGGGCGCTGTGTTCGCCGAGTACCGTGTCGGCCGTCTCCCCAGCCGGAGCCTCCGGATCTCCCCGTGACGGAAGCGCGCCGCGGCGCGCCTCCGCGGGTTCGCAGCTTATGGTCCGATCAGCTTCCCGGCGCCGCGATCACGGGCTGGCCGAACGAGGCGGCCGACGCGACCGGGGTGATCACAGTGACGCCGGCACTCAGCGACACGCCGCCATTCGTATAGGTCACATTGGCCGAACCGACGGCGACCGGCGTGATGGTGAGCGTGCCGCCATCGGCCGAGAGCGACGGCATCGCGATCGCGCTGTTGTCGATCGCGACCGTGCCGCCGGCCGGAACCGCGATCGGCCTTCCGACCTGGTCGACGAAGACGATCGGGACGGTGACGATTGCATCGGTGGGAATGGTGAAAACGATCGTGCTCATGGGATTGCCCTTCAAAGTTTGAGAATCGCCGGGTTCGACGACGAGTTTCAAGACATCGTCGTCAAACCTGAGCGCTGCGGCAGCGGCACCGGCGATCGCGCCGACCGCCGCCGGAGGGAGTGCCGCGCAGCCCGGCAGCAGCGATGCCGACAGCAGTGCTGCGGCCAGGCCGGCGCGGCGCATCAGGTGGCCGGTGCCGCCGCCGGCGGCGACAGCGGTGTGCCGACCGGCAAGCCGGTGCAGAGCGAGCCGGTAGCGGCGGAAGCGGCCGAGCTGATCGCGGCATTCTTGGTGTCGCCGGCCGCGTCGAAACCCTGCGTCACGGCGTTGGCGGCCGCCTGGGCGAAGCAGGCAAGTTCGGACGGGATCGTCTGCATCGGCTGCGCCGTCGACGGCGCCGGCGGCAGAGATGCCGAGGCGGCGGGCGCCGGCGCCAGCGGCGTGCCGGGCGGCAGGCCGGTGCAGAGCGCGCCGGTCGCGGCGGCCGCGGCCGAGCTGATCGCGGCGTTTTTGGTGTCGCCGGCCGCGACGAAACCCTGCGTCACGGCATTGGCGGCCGCGGCACCATAGCAGGCGAGGTCGGTCGAGATCGTCTGCGCCTGCTGCGGCGTAACCGAACCGCAGCCGCCGAGCGACAGGGCGACGCCAAGCAGCCCGACACCGCCGACGATCAAGAGCGCGTCGCGGAGGGCGAAACCGCCCTGCCCGGCACCGGCCGGCGCCGGTGCCGACTCGATCTTGGCCGGGCCGAAGCCGGCGGCCGAAGCCGGCACCGGCGGCGCGAGCACGGCGCCGTAGGCTTTCGGCAAGGCGTTGGCCACCGCCTGCTCGATCGCCTCGCCGGCGATGACGAAGCGGTTTTCCGGCCAGAAGAACGCGGCGGCGCCCAGGAACACATGGACGCAGCCCGCGACATGCGCCCAGGCGGCGGGCGGCACGACCGCGGGGATCGCCGCCCCCATGGCGGCGATGGCCAAGCCGATATAGCTCGTCGGCTCGGTGAGCCGATCGACAAGACGATAGGATTGCATGATTGGTCTCCGAATGGTGCCGGGCGCGCCCCGGCCTTGGGTCAGGCTCGTGTCAGTCGCGGGGCGGAGGCGCGTAGGCCGCCATCCCGACCTGGACCGCGTCGGCCAGATCCTTGAGCAGCGCCGGGCGCCGCGAGATTTCGAGGGTGCGGATCAGATAGGCGTCGAGACCGGCGGCGCCGGCGAGTTCGACCGTCTGGCCGGGCACCAGGCGCGGCGGCGTGCCAGCGGCGAGCGGCACGGCATCGCCCTCGAGCCAGCGCAGCAGATCCGTCGGCGGGCCGGCGGCGTTGATCCAGATCGCCATGCCGATGAGCGCTTCCGGCGCGATGGTCGAGCCGTTGCGCGCGGCTGCCGCGACGCAAGCGTCGAGCTCGGGCAGCATGCGGTTGAACACGACCTGATCGAGCGCATCGACACGGCCACGGCCATACTCGGACCGCAGCGCCGCATCGGCGGCCGCTTGGCGCGCCGGCGACAGCGGCCGGCTGTGCTGCACCAGGCTCGCCGAAGCGACGATGAACGAAACTTCGGCAGCCGGCACGCCGTCATGGCCGAGGATATCGGCCAGTACGCTCCGCGCTTCGGCCGTGGCGTGGCAATCATGCTGCAGCGCGCCATAGGACCCGCCGGACTGGCCGTCCTCGGCCCAGGACAGTGCATAGATCGCGGCCGCCTGGTCGCGGGTTTCGTGCCATCGGATGGCCGCCCAGATGGCCGCGCAGAGCGGCGCATCATCCGCGACGCTGACACCGGTCATTGCCGGTCGCCACGGCAGGACGAGCGGCGCGGCCAGGCCGCGCGATAGAGCTTCGCGCCGATCAGGACCCCGCCGCCGATCGACATGAAGTCCGCAGCACCGTGCGCGAGAACGTCGAGCGCCGGCATGACCGCTTCCAGCGCCGGCACCATCCAGTGCATGGAGAGCGCGCAGAGACAGAGGACGCCGTCTCCCACGCCGACGACGAAGCGCCAGACACGATCGTGATGGTCCATAGGTTCCCCCAGCGCCGCGAACGCCGTTCGCGGACATGAAAAAGCCCGCTCGAAGGCGGGCACGGACGGTCGGAATGTTCGGTGGTGCTACGGGATAGTCAGCGGCTGCGCCGGCAGCGACGCCGTTCCGCCGGCGAGATTGGCCGCGAGCGTTTGGCTGCAGCCATAGACGAAGTTCTTCAGCGCCTTATAGGCGTCGAGGAAATTCGATTGGGTGAGCGGCCCATGGGCACCGAACGCATCCGTGTAGGTGAATGTCGCTCCGCCGCCCGGCAGGCCGTCGCCATTCGCGATATCGGCGGCGATGGCCGCAGCCTGACCGATGGAAACCGGATCGATGCCATAGATGCCGTTCATCGCCGGCGTGCCGCTCGATTGGATCTGCGCGCCTTGCGTCTGCAGGATCGGCAGCACTTGCTGCTGCATGACGCCGGCCAGGTCCTGGACACTGTCGATCGCCGTAGCGGTGTTGCCCGCCGCGAGCCAGGCGGCATAGGTCGCGTCTGTGGACGGCACGAATTGCAGCCGCTGGCTCGACCATACCTGTGTCGTCGAGCCGGCGACGATCCAGTACCAGGCACCGGGATTATACATGTCGCACCTCACGAATAATTGGCGCCGCTGCCGGCCGCCGAGCCGGGCAGATAGTTCGCACCGCTGCCATTGGTGTAAATCCAGCCGGTGGCCGCCGAGTACCTGGCACCGGTCGCCGCCGATCCGCTGAAGGCCACGACACCAGCGGGATTGATCTGGCCGCCATTGGTCGCGGTCGCAAATGCCGTCGTGAGCGCTATCGTATTCGTGAGCGTGACGGTGATGCCGACATTGCCGTTGCAGATCATGCCGCCGTTCTGGGCGAACCAGTGGGATCCAGACCCGCCCGAGATCGCGTAGCTGCTGCTCAGCATCACGACGCCGCTCTGGGCGACGCCGATATGGGCCAGCGCCGCCGACCCGAACACGACACCGGGACCGATGAACACCGTAGCCGTCGTTCCGCTGCCGCTGCCGCCGGCGCCGATGCAGGTCGAGCCGGCGCCGGAGACGGTAATCGTCATGTTTTGGACGGTAATATAGGCGCCCGAGACGGCCCCGATCCCGCCGCCGGCGGCCGTGGACAGCGTCGTCGAGCCGCTGGCGCCGCCCGTGATCACGACCGGGCTATCTTGCCCGACGAGCGCGCCGGAACAGGTGATCGGTTGCGTCGGATTGCCGGCGATCGATAGTGTCAGCTGGTTGCCGCCCAGATCGAGCGCCGCTTGCGCCCAGGCATAGGCATGGCCGCCCGTCGCGAAGGCGGTCGCGGCGGTGATGCCGACATTCGCCGCATCGCTGCCGGCCGGCCCGGCAAAGATCGTGGTATTGGCCGCCAGGCGCGCGCGGATCGCCAGGCTGAAACATTGGTAATTCGCGCCGTCGCAGGTGAAATTGACCTTCTCGCCCGGCCCGATCACAATGGCGCCGTTATAGACGTTCGGCCCCTGCAGCGTCGAACCGGCGCCGACCTGGATCGCAAGCAGGCCCGCCGCATCGGCATTGACGATCGTGCCCGCCCAGCCGGCGGGCAGTGCGCCGGCCGTGGCGCCGGGCAGCGCGTCGACCATGGCCGCGCCGCCATTCGAGCGCCAGGTCATGTTGCCGCCATCGGCGGCGCCATAGGTGTAGCCGGCCGCCGCAACCGGGTTTTTCGGCCCGTCGCCGCTGGTCGGCCAGGACAGCATCTGCAGCAGGAAGCCGTTGCGGGTGGTTTTCGCGACGGCGTCGAACGCCTTTTGTCCGCGAATATCGTTCGGCGCGCAGGCCGTGCCGTCCGGCCGCACCACGCTGTAGGTGGTGCCGTTGAGCGTGAGCGTGACCGGCCCGGTATTGGCGACGCCCGGCAGAATGCGCAGCGTAACGCCGTTCGCGAGCGTGATGGCGGGCGCGACGGTCGCGCTCATCGTATTGGCGACGCCGCTGCTATCGACGACGTAATTGGTAGCGGCCGCGGCCGCGATCTGCGACGCGGTTGGCGCCAACAGCAGAAATTGCGTGCCGGTGCAATAGAGGCGCAGCGGCCGGCCCGCCGGAAGATCGCCGGCGAGCGGCTGCGAGCCGTCCGAGCGCAGCACCGGAAGTGCCGCCAGCCCGTTGACGTTGAGCGTGACCGTGCCGCCGGTGTTGGTCAGCGCCGGCGTGATCGTCGCCACCTGGCCGCTCTTATAGGATGCCAGCGCCGGGACGGTACCGGGCGACGGGTTGCTGACGGGGAGCACCGCGGTCGCCACCATGGTATTGGCGACCGTGCTGGTGTCGACCAGGTTCAGCATCGTGCTCGCCAGCGCCGCGATCGACGAGACCAGGCCGGTGAACGAGGTCTTCGAGAGCGGGATGCCGCCGGCGACGACGAGGTTGATCAGCTCGTCCATCATGGCGCTGTAGTGTTCGGAGCGCAGATCGCTCGGCGGCGAGTTGGTCAGCGGGTTGCCGTCGGTCGGCCAGCCCGGCGTGCCGGGCGGAGTCGAAGCCGGCCGCACGGCGACCGCGGTCGCGTCGTCATATTGATACATGATGCCTCGGAGGCTGGCCGGGGCTTAGCCCGGCAGGGTGAAGCCGAAGAGCAGGATGGTGTGGGCCGGCGCTATCGCCTGCAGTTCGCATTGCAGCACGGCGTTGCCGAAACTCGACCAGGGCTGGCCGAATCGTCCGGCGCCGAATTGCAGCTTGCTTTGCGTCACAGACGGGGCCAGCACCCGCCAGGCGAAGTTCCAGTCGGGGCCGCCGAAATTCTGGCCGAATCTGGTCTGACCGAAGCGGGCACCGGCCAGTTGCTGGATCTGGATCTGGTATCCCAGCGATCCGGCATAGGCGATCATATAGGCTTGGGACTGGCCGCCCTGGTCGCAGAACCGCGCGACGACCTGGTTGCGCGCCTGTTGCAGGCTCTGCACAGGCCCGGCACAGGGATCGGGCAGGCCCAGCGTCGCTTGCCACTCCGGCAGCAATTGCACGGTGGTGCTGGGTAGCGCCTCGGCGATCAGGTCGACCGCGGCTTCGGCCGAGCGCACGAAGCTCGGCACCAGGGTCGCCAGCGCCTGCGGCAGCACGGCGTCCGGATCGCGCGGCCAGGCACGGCCGCGCGGCAGCAATTGCAGCAGCCGCGCCAGGAAATCGGCAGCGGAATATTGCGGGGCCGGCATCAGGCAGAGAAGCTGCAGGGGCCGAGCACCGGCAGCGAGCCGACCGATGCGACGATCGGCGCCACCGGTGCGGTGACCGTGAATTGCCCCATGCCGGGAATCGCCGAGATCCCAGCGTTCCAGTCGCTTTCGTCGATCGTGCCCCAAGCGCCGCCGGTCGCCGGGTTGACGCTGCCGCCGACATTGCCGAGGCGCAGGAACATGTCGGTCAGTGCCGCCTGGATCGCCGCCTGCATGGCCGGCGTATTGTTGGCGCCCAGATTGGCGATGGTGAAGGGAATCGGCTGCGGCGCAGGTGCCACGAGATAGACCAGCGCCTGCACCGGCTGCACCTGATAGATCGCGTTGGCGACGGTCAGCTGGTCGCCGGTCGCCGCCGGACCACGAACGTCGTTCGCGGCGACGCCATTGGTGCCTTGCGGGAACCCGCCGAACGCGGCCTCGGCCAGGTCGAGCATGATATAGACGACGACGGTGCCGGCGCCCATGCCGAGCGGCGTGACCCAGGCGCGGCTGACGCCGGGCACCGCCCTCGCCCATTGCGGATAATCGGCCCTGGCCCCGCCATGCGGCGGCGCCTGGTACGCGGCCAGCATGCGCTGGCGCAGCGATTGATCGAGCTCGGCATCGGCGCCGTTGACGATGGCGCCGGCGGCCGTACCGGTCGAGTTGATGCCGGCGATCGGCGTGGACAAGGTCAAGGTGACGCCGGCACCGGCATTGCCCGCCGCCCCGGAAGTCGTCGCGATGATCGGCACCAGCACCGTGTTGCCGGACGCCGTGCCGGGCGCCGTCGAGACATAGGCGAAGTTGTCGCTGCGCGTGATCGAGGTGCCGGCCGGCACCGGAACGTTGTTGCTCGCCACGAAGCTCGCGGTGCCGGTCGCGAAGGTCGCCGGCTCGCGCACCACGCCTTTCAGCGCCGCCCAGGCTTCGAGGAATTCGGCCGTGGCCGTGAACGGCGTGGCCTGACGGAAGCACCAGTCGAGGAAGCCGTAATGCAGCTGGGCGAACCCGGCCACGACCCAGGCGAGCTTCGGCAGGATCGCGTTGCGCAGAAAGGCGTCGATGCCGGTCAAGGTGCCGGCGGCGATATCCTGTAGTGCCAACTGGCGCAGGCCGGTCAAGGTTGGACGTGCGAACGGCATCAGCCTACTCCTTTCCAGGCCCAGGAATATTTGAAGCTCTGCGACGTGCCGTTCGGCTCTTTGACCGTGACGGCGATGCCGACATAAGAAGTCGTGATCCACCAGGTCGTGATCTGGACGCTTGCTGCGACCTGGTCGTCGAGCAGCCATTGCAGCGCGTCTCGGGTCATCTGCTCCACCTGCGCCAGGAAGGCCGGGCCGTTCGAGACGGCGACGCGTTCCAGCGTCCAGAGCAGCGAGCCGGTCGGCTGTTCCTCGTAAGTGTCGATCCAGCAGCCGCGCGGGTCGTCGCTGCCGTCGGGCGGGGCCTGGTCGGACGGCAGGCGGCGATCGGTGAAGAGGCTGACGAGAATGGCGGTCGCCAGGTCGTTGCCGGTGGCGAGGCCGCCATTGACCACGGACCAGTCGCCCCGAGCTTTCGCCTGGTCCCAAGCAAGAGAGATATCGGACATTGCTCCAGCAAAATCCTAAATTACGTTGAAAGGGCTAATATTCTTAATATATGCGACAAGGCGAGGCATCACGCGCGTTTGAAATTACGCGTCTCGATGCTGCTCTTTCCATTCCAGACGCTATCGTTTAGCATGAGTAATCCATGCATGCATTCCGGTAAAACGATGGTCCGCAGAACTTTCTTACATCTGGCGCCTTTCCTCATTCTCGCTGCTTGTGTTCCCGCGCCGGCCGGTCGTGACTTCCCGTCAAGGCCCGTCGCAGACCATGGCGTCTCATCCCGGCCGGTCAATGGACCTCCGCTTTTCTATCCGACGAACCTGCTGGTACAGCGCAAAGAAGGTCACGCCATTGTCGAATGTGTCGTGGCGGCCAATGGGATGCCGCGCGACTGCCATGTTGTCGAGACCGTTGGTGGCAGCGAATTCGCCACCTCCGCGCTCGATTACATTTCCAGGTCCACCTTTGCGCCAGCTATTCGCGGAGGTGTTTCTATCGAGGCGCAATTGCGCTCGACCGTCACCTTCGCGTTGACGCCCCCATCCGGTGGTAATACAGGATTTAAGAACATCCTGGCGCCCCGCATGGTCGCAGGGGGACCGCTCTTCTATCCTGAGCGCATGAGGCTAGCCCAGCGGGAAGCCAGTGTCGAAGTCACGTGTCGAATCACCGTCGAAGGCTTCGCGAAGGACTGCGTTGCCGTCGAAACCATGATCACAGGCGGAAGCTCAGATTCCCAAACGTTCGAAGACGCTGCGCTCGACTTCATGAAAAATGCGCGCTTCGCACCGGAGCTCAACCACGGCATACCGGTCGACGTGCAACACAAGTCAGTTATCAACTACCGGCTAACCGGCAGCACGCTACCTCCTGGCATTCCGGATGTGCCGCCCAGCGAACCGGGCCAGCCCATCATGACACCGGCCTCCGCACAACCGATCGCCGGAACGTCCTTGGCCTTTCCAGCCAAGATGGTCGCGGGTGGCCGCCAAGGCTCTGTCGAAGTCCGATGCTTCGTCACCGTTCAGGGAACGACCCACAACTGCCTCGTCGTCGGGAGCACAGGAGACCGCGACTTCGAGGCTGCGGCCCTCGAAATCATATCCCATGCAGTGTTTACGCCTACGTTGCTAGACGGCCACGCCCTCGAAGGCCCACGCGAATGGACGCTGCGATATGGCGAGCCGTGAGCCAGCATCTTAAGACCCGTAACAGATGCAAAGGTGACGTTCATGTCGGTCGATTTATACGTTTGTGCGCAACTGCACTCCCACCCTGCTCGCAATAGAGAAGTGCAAGTGGTTACAATGATCAGGCCTTCTTTCGGAAGGACTTACCTAAGGGAAACCAGGCCGACTTTGAAAAAGCCATGAGACTCGATTTTCGCGATCGTCGCCGCAACCGCTCGATAGGGAGTTAAAATCTCAGAGTCAATATGAAATTCGGGCTCGTCCTTCCTTGAGACTTGATCCAGTAGATGATCAAAACGAATATCGGAGGAGATCTCCTCAGAATTCCAAAACACAGTCCCAATGAAGTCCACATGAACTTTGACGATGCTGATTGGCAGCGCCGGTCGGTAATCGGGTGGAGGTTGAACAAGGCGAGCCGCGTCTGCTATCAAACGTGCTCGGCGCCTCGGATCAGCCGTGCGTGGTTCCGCGATAAAGTCAACTTCAGACCATTTCTTTCCCACCCCCCTTACGCATTCCGCCAGGACTTTTGTCACCTCCGAAAAATGTTGGTCGGGCCGAGCCCAAATAAAAAACCGGACACCTGGTAATTTACCCGCTACAGTCTCAATTTCGGTGTGAAGACTTTCCGAGTCCTTGACCGCTCTTCCATCTAATCTATAATCATCTTGACTACCGATCTCAATATCTACATCGATCGTGCCAGCCGGACCAGCAAGCGCTGCTGGTAGTTCTGCCTTAGCTTCCTGATGGCCACAAAAACCGAAGAAGAAGCATAGAGCTAGAACTGTAGCGCCTGAAGCAATATATCTAAAAAACTGAAAACGCTGCACTTTCAACCTCCACGCCGTCTAGAATATTAACGGTTTTTGATATCATGCCTGCCTTCAAGAATCGAACCGCTTCGTGTGAACACCTAAGCGAACACGAAGCTAGCAGGCGACGTGCCGGGAATGGAATGCGGCCGTCTGGCCTTGAAAAGACTACTGCGGCGGCCCGCTCTTGCCGCCGCCCGGCTGGACCTCGGTCGAGACGTGGTTTTGCAGGCTGATCGAGCCCGCGACCACGTCGCCGGTCGTATTGACCTTGCCGTTGACTTGAACATCGCCGTTGATGATCACGTCGGGCGCGTTGATCGTGACCGTGGTTGCCCCGTTGATCACGACCGGCGTATTGGCCGCGTTGATCTCGATCGGGCCGTTCGGCACGAAAAACAGAAACCGCTGGAACGCGTCATAAATCTGGGTGCCGCCCGACGCGATGTTCTTCGGCCGGAGCGCCTGGTTGTTCTGGCCGATCACGGCGACCATGGTCGGGTCGCCTTGCGCCGAGATGGTCACCACATCGGTGCCGATCGGCGCCACCGACGAGAACCCGAAGAGATGCACGACCGGCACGCTGTCGCGCAGCGTCAACTGGTTGACCTGGATCTGCACCGTCTGCACCGTCCCGGAATCATCCGGCACCGTGGTCGTCGTGCCGAAGCCCAGCGCATGCTGGATGCGCCGGAAGGCTCTGCCGATCGCGGTCATGGCTTGCCGGCTCCCGATTGGGCGATGGCCCGGCTCACCTGCCAGTCGAAGGGCTGCAAGGGATCGGGCTGCGGCTGGAACGCGGAAGGCGGCATCAGCGTCACCTCGGCACGGGTGCCGCGATCGTCCTTGGCATAGGTCACCTCGCTGATGACCCACTTCTTGTTGACTAGTTTCAGCGCCGGCAGGGTGACCGGCGCCAGTGTGTTCGGCGCCCAGAGCGCGCCAGCGGCATCGCGCCAGGAATCGCAGGTCAAGGTCACGGCCTGGCTGCGCCCGATCCGCCGCGCCATTTCCCAACTCGCCCGCGCCTCGGCCAGGCTCTTGCCGTTGATCGTCTGCTCGGACACGATCAGCTTCCGACGCAGCCGCGGCACCGTGGTGTCGGGCACCGAGGGCAGAAAATACTTGGCGTCGCCCTGGTCGGACAGGAAGGCGGTGTTGACGGTCGAGCACATGTAGACGCTGAAGCGCTCGTCGCCGCGGAACGTGACCGAGGCGCGTTCGACATTGACGCCCTGGACGAAGCCCGACGCCGCCGTGACGCTGCCGACCTGCGCCAGGATCACATTGCCGTCGGTGCCGTCATAGAGCAGCACCTGGCAATAACGGGCGACGCGCTCCAGAATCTCGTAAGGCGTCTCGCCAAGCGTGACATTGAATTTTGGCAGCACCTGGCTCGGCGGCGCGCCGAGTGCCGAAACGGTAATGCCGTAGTCTTTGCCCAGCTGGTTGCCGAGGGCGACGGCGTTGACGTTCGAGATCGCCATCATGGGCAGCACGGCCGAGCAATCGACGAGATCTTGCGATTTCGAGCGCCCGATGATCTCGACCGTGTGATTGTCCCCTTCGATCGTGCCGACATAGCGGTCGACATAGCCGGTAATCACCGTGTCCGACCCGATCCTGACGACGCAAGGCTGGAAGGGCTGAATATCGATCTCGCTGGCGGATCCTGGATACTTCTCGGTGACTGAAAGCTGGAAGTCCGCCGGCATTCGTTCGCAGCCACGCGTAATGCGCACACTTTGCCAGCCCTTCCAGGCCGTGCCGTTGATCACGACCGACACGTCGCTGACGCCGGGCTTTGCCGCCGATGGCGTCGTCGGAACCGCGCTCATGAGGAGAGCGCGCGGAATTCGGTCGGCATGAAGGCCGGATGCGGCGGGTCGGCCCTGGCGGTCAGGTCATCGGCGCGCGTCGCATCTCCATAGAGCCGATAGGCCAGGACCGGTGCCGGGATCGGCACCGCGATCGTGATCGTCACCAGCTCGGGCAGTTGCGCGCCGCGCGTGTCGAGATCCTGGGCCACCGCAGCGCCGAGCTCGGCCAGCATCTGGTAGGTGGCGCAATCACCGGCATCGGCCGCAATCGTCGCCTCGGCGTCGAACAAGCGCCTCACCTGGCGCTTCAGCTGCTCGGCATCGTCGTAGGAAGTGGGCTGGTACCCGGCGCAGGCATTGGCGAGAGAGATCAACGCCGCGCGCCGGCAGAGCGCAGCCGTGCAATTGGTCGCCGTCGCCATGGCAGCGCCGATCGCCGCCGTGCCGGTCGGCACAGCCGGGGCGAATCCTGCGAGCGAGATCATCAAGCGGATCTGGTCGGACGGGTCCGCGGCCGAGCTTCGCAGCGCCTCGGTTAGCGCCATGATACCGTCGGCAAACGCGTCGGTTTGGGTGCTCATGTCAAAGCGCCACGGCCAAGGTCGAGACGGCGCCGGCCGCGGTGCTGACCGCCGCTGCGCCGGCCGTCGAAGCCGCCAGCAAGGCCGAGGTCGCTGTTGCGGTCTGGATGCCGAGCGGCAGCGCCGTATTGATGGGCGTCGCGATCAGGGGTGGCGCGGTTAGCCCGCCATTGGCGTAGCGGCCGAAATACCCGCTCGGCACCAGGAAACCGATGCCCTTGACGGCACCGGCGACGCGCGAGGCGTCGGCGATGAGGCCGGTCACCTGGCCGGCGAATTGCCCGGCGACGCTGGCGACCTGGGCGACGACCGAGGCGCCGACAGCCAGCGACGAAGCGATCGAAGACCCGAAATCGGACGAGACGGCGCCGCCGGCATTGGTACCCGCGAGCGCCACCTGGCTTTGCGTCGATTGGCCGGAACTCGGCAGCGCCGCGGCCCCTGCCCCTTCGGTGAACTCAAAATCGACGCTGACCATCCGGCCATCTTCGGCACGCTCGCTCAAGACGGGGTCGCCGACGATCGACACCTGGCGGGCGCCGATCGAGGGATGCACCAGCGTGCCGGGCCCGGGTTTTTCGATCGCCGCCAGCAGCCGGTCACGCTGCTGATAGACATCGTCGCCGACCAGATAGCCCCGGAAGGCATATTTCCGGGACTTGCGGCCGAGATCTTCGACCCAGACCACGTCGCGGAACGGGTAGTCGTGGATCGCGGTCTTGCGGCCGGCGACAATCCGGCTTTCGATCACCACGAATTGGATGCTGCGCCAGCTCGCCGGCTGCAGCATCGCGGCCCAGGGACCGAGGCCGGAAGGCACGCCGCCGGCGCCGAGCAATGCCGCGACATTGCCGGCGACACCGGCAATCTGACCCGCCGCTGCGGCGACGCCGACGATCTGACCCAGGATGCTCATCAGGCGAGGCTCGTCAAAGAGGTTTCGACGCTCGGCGGCGCCGAGAACGCGTTGCCGCTGGCGCTGGCCGTGACCGTGGCGCCGGGCGGCGGGTTGGCATGGGTGATCGTCACGCCGATATTGCCGTTCACTTCCCCGCCGGCCCCTGCGCCGGAGACGGGCGCCGGATCGATCGGCGCCGCCGAGGCGGGCCGCACGGCAGGCGCCGACGCGGCGGCGACCGGTGTCACCTGTATCGGAGGCAGATCCGGCGTCTGCGCCGCGATGCGCTCGGCCAGGCGACCGCGTGTGGCGGCATTGCCGTCGGCGTCGCGCGGCCTTTCATAGTAGCGCGAGATGATCGCCCCGGCCTCGCCGGCGCTTTGCGCCTTGGCCAGCCGATTGCCGGCCGATTTCTCGCCATGCTGCAGCTCGTAGAGCATGAACTCGGCCTGCTTCATCAGCGAAGCGCTGCGCAGATCCTCGCCGAACGCGGCCTTGAACGACGCGGCGCGATCCTCATGCCATTGCCCGATGCCGATTGCATGGCCGCCATCGCCCACGGCGCGCGGGTTGAGGCTGCTCTCGACCGTGGCATTCGCGACCAGCCCCGCCGCCTCGATTTTGCTGAGGCCGCGCGATTGGAAGAACGACATCAGCTGCTGCGTAGGGTTGGCGCCTGGCGGCGCCTGGATCTCCGAAGGCGGCGCCAGCGCCGGGACTTGCGTCGAGCCTACCTGGCTCGCCGGCCCGGCAGAAGGCGGCGGCCGGTACACCGCCGGCGTTATCCGAGGTGATGGCGCAGCAACCGTCTGTATCGGCACGGTCCGAGGGATCGCGGGCGGTGCCTGGTCGAAATTCTGTGCCGACGGCTGGTCAGGCGCTAGCGGAGCGTCAATCTCGGAACGCGGCGCCAATTGTGAAGCCGTCGCGGCGATACCCTCGCCGAAGCCCGGCCGTGCGAAGGATTGCGGCCACCGCATGGACTCGGCGGAGATCGTGACCTGCGCCGCACGGCGCACCGTCAGCGAGGCGAGATCGAGGATAGGCGGCCGTGCCGGCTCGTCGCGCTCCGGGACAGAAGCCGGACGGGGCGGCGCCGCCGGGACCTTACCCGCATCGCCCGCCGCTCCCGCCTGTGCCGGCGCATCGGCTCCGGCAGGCTGAAGATCGGGCAGGTTGAGCCCCATCTGCCGGGCGAAATCTTCGAAACTCGGCAGATCGGCCGCGTCAACGCCGGTCTGAGCCCGCGTATCCGCGGCGACGGTGTCCGGCGTCTTCACCGGGACTGCCGTCGGCGATACACCGGTCGTTGCCGCAAGATCGGCTGGTTTCGGCACCACGGGCGCGGCAACACCCGTCTGCTCGGTTTTGGTGTCATCGACCTTCGTATCCGGAATCTTGACGCCGGTCGCGTCGGCCGCCTTCTCGACCCTTGTCGTATCGAGCGGCGGTACGCCAGTCGCCCTGGCCGCATCGTCGCGCTGTTTCTTCAGCGCATCCCAGCGCGCCCGGTCCTCATCCGTCGCCGGACCCAGATGCGTCATCGGATGTTCGGCGTCCCACTTCGCATCCTCGTCCAGATCGCTTGACGCGAATTGCTGCGCGTTCGCCTTATCCACATCGTCCTTCTGTGCCTGCGACATCGAGAGACGATGCGAAATCGCGTAGACACTGCCAGCGGCAAGCGCGGCCGGAAGCATTACGGCGCCGAGTCCGGCCGACGCTGCCGCGCCGGAGGCCGGAGCAGCAGCGGCCGGCGCGGCAGCGGAGGCCGCCGTCTCCACACCAAGCTGCGTATAGGCCGTCGCGGCAGATTCGACTGCCTGGGCCGCAGCGGGGCCGACGCGCCCGAACGACGCCGCCAGTGTGATGACCGAGCGGCCGAGCGCCCAGATCATCCGGGAAAGCATGAGGAACGGCTTCAGCATGCCGGTCAGCCATAGGCCGCCGACGAAGAGCGCCACCCCCTCCAAGGCCGACTTGACCCGGTCGGTCTGCCCGACCATCAAGCCGAACATCGGGTTGACCAGGCTCAAACCGGCGAAGATCGGGTCGAAGTAGTTGTTGCTGAAGACACGATCGAGGATGCCGCCGATCCATAGGGCAGTCTGCCCGACCCAGACGATGCCGCGGCCGATGCCGAGTGCGATGGCGCCGAACTGCGCCGCCTCCTTCGCGACGCCGGCCCAGTTGACCTTGCGCAGCCAGTCCGCCAGATCCTTCACGGCGACGCCGATATCTGTCGCGATCCATGTGCGGTTGGCCGCGATCCATTCCGCCATGTCGGTCAGGAGCGGCGTGATGACCGGCGCCAGCTTCTCCGCGACGGAATTGCCGAGGCCTTCGACGGCGAGGCCGAGCTGCACCTGCGCCTGGCGCATGCGGTTCGCCGCCTCGGCGCCGGCGTCGTTCATGACGCCGTAGCGCTGCGCCATCGCCGAATATTGAGCGATGCCCTTCGAGCCCAGCCGCAGGAACGGCAGCAGATCTTCGGCAGCACCGCCGAGCAGGCTGGTCGCGACCCGCGCCTGCAGGAACGGGTCGCGGATGCCGGCGACTTTGTCAGCGATCTCGGGCAGGACTTCCGCGACCGGCCGCGCCCGGCCCGCCGCATCCTGGAATGCGATGCCGAGCGTGTTGAACATCACGACCGCTTCGGGCGCCCTGCCGCCGATCGCGTCGGTCATGGTCTGGCCGAGCGTGGTCAGGCCGGAAGTCATGCTGGCGGCACTGCTGCCGGCGAGGCGGGCGGCACCCTGGAGCGTTTGAAGCTGGCCCGCAGTCGTGCCGAGACGTGCCGCCGAGAAGCCCAGCTTCGAGCCGAATTCGCCCCATTGCTCGACCAGGCGTTCCATGCCGGCGATCGAGGCCGCGCCGGTGATCGCGCCCAAGGGGGCGATGATGCGCGCGATCGAGCGGAACGCGTCGAGCCCGGCCGAAGCCAGGCCGCGGGCGCGCTGGGTCAGGCCTTCGAGGCCCGATTGCTTGGCGAAATTGGTCCATTGCTTGTTCAGACGCTCGACCGGCGCATTCGCGGCCGAGAGGCGCCGGTTGATCTTGTCCAGCATCTCGCTGGCACGATCGACGGCGCTGATCGTGAAGCTGACCTTGGCTTGAGCCATCTTCGATCAGGTCACTTCGACTTGGCGCGCAGCCGGGCGATCCGGTGCGATTCGCGCGTCCACCAGATCAGCTCGGTGCCGGACAGGCCCCACGCCTCGCCCGGCCCCATACCGAAGAAGACGGCCAGCGGGGCGATCAGATCGCGCCAATTCTCTGGCCAGCGTTGGAAAAATTTTCGATGTACTGGATCGCCTCATTGTGTTGCGTGATCAGCAGGCTTTCGATCACGGCTTCCGAGACGCCGGAGACGCGGGAGACCAATGCGACCTCGTAGGAGCGCACCTGGCCGGCGCCGAACTGGCCGCGCAGATGCGATTCCGCGAGCTGCATTTCCTTCGCCGTCGGCTCGCGCAGGAACAGCTCGCTGACGGTGCGGTTGCTCAACTCGACCGGCGGGTCGAGCGTCAACACATGCGTGTCCGGCTGCTCGGCCGGCCCCTCCTCGGTCTTGCGATTGATCATCGGCTGAAGCCAGCGCGTGGCCGCGTTGAGGATGCGGATCGGCAGCTTGCTGACATGCTCTTCGTCGAGCCCGGTCACGCCGGCGACCAGCTTGATCTGGTAGAGGCGCAATTCGGCCTGGCCGTGGCCGGCAATCAGCACCCGCTCGGCCTGGCGGACATGGCGCACGATCGGTTCGCGCAAGGTGATCGCGGAGATCGACTTGCCCTTGACTTCCAAGGGCGCGGCCAGATCGAGGACGAGATGGTTGGTCTGTTCGACATCGGACATCAGATCGACTCCTCGACCGTATAGCCTTCGAACTTGACCTTGAAGGTGCCTTCCTCGGTCTCGACCTCTTCGAGATCGGTCGACCACATGCCGTCGCCCGAAACGGTCTTGCCGTTGGCGAGCGTCAACGTGACGGTGACGTTGCGCATGGCGTTCAGCGCCGCCAGGCTGAGAGTGGCGGCGTCGCGGATGGTGCCGCTGATATAGGGCGCCTCCGGCATTTCCTTGAAGCCGTGGATCGCGTTCTGGCCCTTCAAGGTCTCGCGCTTCACGACATTCGCGAAATACGCGGTGTTGGTGATGTCGTAGGGCACGCCGTCGATCGACAGGCTGGCGGTACCGGCGCGCGGCACGCCGATCAAATTGGACATGGGAATGTCTCCGGGTCAGGAAAGGACGGCAGCGCGGCGCTGAACCGTCGGGTCTGGCAGGCTGAGGGTCAGGCCGCCTGTTGCAGGTTGATCAGCATACCGACTGCCTCGAGCTGGTCGGACGGCACGACGGGCAGGTTCAGCTTGACGAGACCGTTGCCGGCGTTGAGCGCTGTCGCGTTTTCCTTGAACTCGTCGAAGTTCTGCATCAGACCGACCGTGCAATAGCGGCGATAGCGCGAGATGCAGGCCTTCAGGATGATCGATGCCGTGGTCATCCCCGAGCCGAACGGGATCTGTGTGCCGTCGGCGACCAGGATCGAGGGCACGAATTTCGACGTGATGAAGTTGCGCAGATCGCGGATACAGAACTGGATCGTGTACACGCGCTCGACATTGAGGAAGCTGGTGTCGGGCGCACCGGCGGCGTTGGTCTGGTACGCCGTGACCGCGCGTTCGATATGCACGACACCGGCATCGTCGATCGTGTAGGAGCTCAAGCCGCTGTTCAGCAGCGTGTTGCGCTCCGAGATGGTGAAGCGCGACTGTACCGGCGGCGCCTTGACCGTCAACGCCAGCGTGTTGAGCGGCAGCGCCGGGTTCGCGCGCAAGGAATTCGCCGCCGCCGCGGTGTAGTCGGCCGCCACTTCCCAGCACGGGTCCGGGAAATCGAACATCGGCATGACGGAAAGGTGCTTGTCGTTGAGGCCGGTGCCGAAGGTGACGAGCGCGGAGAGGTTACCGCGATACGCCGTCCAGGCGCCGCCGAATAGTTGTTGCTGCCACGACCAGCGGCCGGCCGTCTCGTTGAGGAAGGCGCTGACCGCGGCGATCGAGGTCGGATCGGTGTAGGGGTTGATGATGAAGTCGAAGGTCTTGTCGGCGCCGATATTGCCCAGCGCCGTGTTCAGATTCGGGTTGAGCGAGCCGCCCGCCATGGCGGTGAAGACGACCGCCACGCCGGACGGGGTGACCTCGCCGCCGGCCATGCCCAGATAATTGAGGCGCAGATCGATATCGTTGCCAGCCAGGCCCTTGTGCTTGGCGGTCACGGTGACCACGCCTGCATTGGCCGCGACGGTCACGGGCAGGTTCGGTGCGAGCGCGCAAGCCGCGACCAGATTGGCGGCGATGGTCGTCGCCGTGTCGCCGGCATTGACCATGACCGGCACGCGCTGGCCGGCGATGTAGGGATAGAGCACGCCGGCCACCGTGGCCGGGCCGGTGATCGTGATCGTGCCGGTCGCCGCGACCGCGCCGGCCGCATCCTGGACCGGCAGCAGCCAGACCTCGCCGAAGGTGTCGATCTTGCGATAGCGCCAGAGCATCTGCGCCAGCATCGAGCCGAGGCCCGCGCCGGCCTGGGCATCGCCGGTGCCGGTCGCGATCACCGGGATATTCGGCAGATAAGTGCCGGACGCCAGCGCCTGGCCGATGATCAAGGTGCGCTGGTTGACCTGGCCGGTATTGGCGTTGGACGCGTTCAGAATCGCGAAAATCGAGGGGACGCGGTTAGTGTCGGGATAGGGTGCCAGGTTGATGGCGCTCATGGCGGGCTCCGATCAGGCTTTCAGGGTCAGGCTTCGCGGGTCAGGCGCCGGCCGAGCCGGCGGCAGGCGGGGAAGACGGCGCAGGGGCTGGCTGTACCGAAGGCGCCGGGCCGGTCTGCACCGGAGCGGCAGCAGGCGGCGAAGTCTGGGCGGCAACGGGTTTCGGCGGCTCGGCCGTGACGACATCGCCGTGACTGCGGCGACGCGCCCAATAGAGGTCGTCGGGCACGTCTTCGCCCGTAGCGGCGAGAAAACGGCGTGGGTTGTGCTCGAACGGCACCTTTGCGCCGGCCTTGGCAGGTCTTACGAACATGGGGCGATCTCCAGATCAGGAGGTGGCGACGGTGATGTCGAAGGATGCGGGTGCCGTGGCGTCACCAGGCGCCGGCGGATTGGCCTGCACCTCGGCCAGCGGTGTGCCGGGCGGCGGCCAGAACCGCTCGGTCACCTCGATCGCCCAACTCACATCGAGTTCGGCGCTATGCAGGTTGCCCTCGGAAGTGATGCGGATCTGTTCGTTGATCTCGGGATAGGCCTGGATCACGGCGAGCAGGCCCGGATCGGTGAAGAACACCTGCTCGATCTGAAGGCCCAGCGCCTCGGCAGCGGACTGCGCCTGTTCCGGCGTCTTTGCCTCGGCTTGCGCCTGCAGCTCGATCTCGATCACCGAGGTGTAGATGAACTGCCCGCGCATCATCTGGGATTTGCGCTGACGGGCGCTGCGCACCAGGATCGCCGGCAGACGTTCCTGCGGGGTGCTGGTGTCGCCCGGCGATTCGACGGCCGCCGTGATGGTGCCCGCCGCGACCGCGTTCCGAAACGCGGTGACGACAAGCTCGCGCAGAACGGCAGCGGCGTAGACGGGCGGCGGCAGGCCGCTCACGATACCTCGTTGAGCATCAGGATCGCGCCGCCATGGCTGTCCGGCCGGACCTCCCGCACTCTATATATAAAGCCGGTGCTGAGCACGGTCAGGTGATCGCCCTTGAGGGGCATCGCCGGCAGGTCGCGCGGCTGCATGCCGAGCGTGGGTGCGACCGAAGTCATCGGCGAGCCGTCCGGCTTGAGGCCCAGGACCTCCTTGAAGGCGGCGTCGAAGACGCCGGTGATCGGATACTCGCCGCCCGTGGCCGGGCGGTAGAGGACCTCTTCGCCGAAGATCCGGGTGACGGGTGCGGTCAGAGCCGCCCAATCGATGGCCATGATGCGAACGCCGTTCGCCGCTCAGGCTTCGGCGCGGCCGGAGAAGAGGACTTCCGGCCGGGTGCAGATATGCAGCGGGTAGGAATAGGCCTCCATCTTCCACCAGGCTTTGCGCTGCAGGTCATAGATCGGAATGACGTAGACGGGCTTGCCCAGCGTGTTGACCCATTCGAAGGTCTCGCCCGGCGCCAGGGCGCGGCGGAAGATGCCCGGCGCCTTGCGCGGGAAGAACTTCACCTTGTCCGGCGGGACCGCGATCGTGGTCGTATCGTCCGAACCGCGGTAGTTGTACCAGGTGATGCCAGAGAAGCGGAACGAGCTGAAGGCGGCACCGGCGTCGCCGTCGCGAATGTCGCGCGCCGCTTCCCAATTGAGGAAGGTGCGGATGACATCCGGGTGATTGACGAATTGGTCGTAGAACAGGTCGCCGCACAGCGCCCAGACTTCGGTCTGCGGCGTGAAGGCACCCTGGCTCGCCCGCGCCATGTCGCGCACGATGCCGTTGCAGATCGGGCGGAGCGTATTCGGCGTGGCGGCGGCGAGATTGAAGCCGATCTCGGCCGGCGGCGTCTTGGCGAATTCCGTGTACCAGTTATAGACGATTGTCTTGCCGTCGGCATCGAGCAGCAATCCCTGGATCGCGGCCAGGCGATGGAATTCCCAGGTGTATTCGATGTTGCGCAAGAGGCCCGTCGGACCGGCCAGGCGCCGCGCCACTTCCCGTTCGACCTGGATCAGTTCGGACTCCTGGCCGAATTCCCGAATGCCCTGGATTTCCTGGGCGGTGATCGTGTCCGAGGTCATGATGCGCGGCACATTGAAATACCGCGCCTGGCGCAGCTCGGTCGTGCGCTGCACGCCTTCTTCGCCGCGGTCGCTGAACGGGATCAGCACCAGCTTGCCCTGGCGCTGCTCGATCGCGCAGGCCGTGGTGCGGATCGGATCGTCTTCGAAAAGGTCGAGCTCGCCGAGGCCGGTCGGCTGGTACGGCACCTTCTCGATCGCCTCGGTCAGCTGCAGCGTGGAAAAGGCGTCTTGCGTGAAGACGTTCAACGAAACCATGGAAGCACTCCTGTCCGGCGCGGCCGGCGACTTGGATGGCGGTGGCCGGAGATCAGCGGGCGATGATCGCGGTCTGGGCGAGCTGCTCGAGCGCGACGGTCATGTCTTCCGGCCCCATTGACGGGTCCCAGATCAGCTCGGAGGCGTTGACCTCGGCCTCGCGCGTCACGATCGCGCTGGTGACGCTGGTCTGCGTCGCCGGGATGAAGAGCGTGTCGTAGAGGATGCCGCCGGCGCGCCGATCGCCCTTGGTGCTGACATTGATCGTGCCGGACGCCGGTGTCGTCGGGTTGCCGCCGGCGAAGACGAGCGCATCGCCATCATCGTAGCCGGCGCCGCCGGTGGCCGCGACCGAGAGCACGCCCCAGCTCGGCGCAAAGAGGGCGCCGGCCCCTTGGCCCGTGGTCGAGGCCTGGGCGACCGGGGCCGGAGGCAGGACGGTATAGGCGCCGCCGGCGACCAGCGAGACAGTGTTCGGGGCGAAGATCGGCGCGTTGAAGGTAGCGCCCGCCCCTGCGCCGGAGGTGGCGCCTTGGGTGAACGACACGGCGTTGGCGGTGAAGACGCCGCCATTGGTGACGGTCACGGCATTGACGCCCATGACCAAGGTCAGCGCCGCGCCGACCAGGCCGGCGCCGGTCACCGGCTCGGCGGCGAGATTGACCGGGTTGACGGTATAGGCGCCAACCTGCGCGATCGAGTTGACCGAGGCGATGGCGCCGTTGGCGATGGTGACGTTGACCTGGAACTTCGCGCCGGTGCCGGTCGTGCCGGTCAGCACTGCAGCCCCGTTCGCCCCGCCATTGCCGGGGTTGGATATCGCCGCGCCGACGAGCTTGGTCGAGGCAATCGTCAGCTGCGCCGGCGTGGTCTGGGTACCGCCGGCCGGCCCATAGGTGTCGCCGGGGACGTAGCCGGTGCCGGGCGCGTTCGGCGTGACGCCGGCGAGCCTGGTGTTGGTCACGGCGACCTGAACCGGTGCCGAACCGCCGGCCAGGGTCACGATGTCGTTCGGCTGATAGCTCGAGGTGACGGCGCCGCCGTCCGGCGCCACGGCGACCGCGGTCATGGTCGGCACGAAGGTACCGCCCTGCCCCGAGGCCGCGCTGACCGCCGGGATCGCGGTAAAGCCGCCGCCATTGGCGAGGATCGTGGTCGAGCGCAAACTGCCGACGACGCCGGACCGGACGACGGGCGCCCAGCTGCCGTCGAGCTGTCGCGCCATCACGGTGCCGGCCTGCAGTTGCAGCAGCGCGCCAGTGTTGTTCTCGATCACGCCGCGGTCGATCGACCGATGGCCGTTGGCGCAAGAGATGATAAATCCACCGCGGTGGCGTTGTTCGATCAGCGTAATGCCGGACATTGACTGCTCCCTGCTTGACCCGCGCCGTTACTTCCGGCCCGTCGCCTGTTTCATGAATCCCACCATGCGGTCCTGGGACGCCCGCTTGGCCGACTGCCCGCCGCCCTCGCCGGCGATGCCGAGATCGGGGTTGCGCCGCGACCGGGCGACCGGGCTGGCAGCGGCCGGCGCCGGCGTGTCGCGCAAGACCGCGATCGCCTGGCGCCGCGTCATCGTGGTCTTGAAGGCGAGCGAGGCGGCGAGGACCGGATTGCGCGCCGCTTCCGGCCGCGCGAAGATCGCGGCACAGCGGGCGCGCTCGCGCCGGCGCGCCTTCGCCGCCGGCGAGTTGCCGCGCATCTCCTCTTCGTCATCGTCGCGCGACGGGCCGGTGTCCTCGTCGTCATCACCGTCGCCTTCGGCGGCTTGCGGGTCGTCGTCATCGGCCTGGGCATCGGCATCGTCGTCGGCATACTTGTCGTCGCCGTCATCGGCGCCTTTGGCCTTCTTGCCCTTCTTACCCTTGCCGTCGCCGTCCTGGTCTTCGGCATCGGGCGGTGCGTCCTCGTCCGGATCCTTGTCGGCGGCCCGGACGCTCCCGGACGGCCCCGTGCGGCCGATGCCGGCCAGATGGGCAAATGACAAGGCGCTCGCGGCGCCCTTGAGGCGTGCGGTTAACGACATCGGGACCTCGCTAAGGTTTGGTGACGGTCAGTCGAGCTGCTGCAGCAGCGCGGCAAAGGCCTCGTCCGGCGCCATGACGGCGTCGGCGAAGCCGATCTCGACGCCGGCGGCGCCGAGGAAAGTGGTGGCCTCGGTCGCGCGCACGGCCGAGGCTTTGAGGCCGCGGTTGCGCGCGACGGTCTTGACGAAAAGCTCGCCCATCGTGTCGACATCGGCCTGGAACCGCGCCAGTGCTTCAGCGCCCAGCGGCTTGAATTCCGAGCCGTCGGATTTGCGGGCGCCGTACTGGATCAGCGTGACGGCGATGCCGTCGGTCGCCAGCGCTTGGCTGAAATCGACATGCAGGCAGATGACGCCGACCGAGCCGGTGCCGCCGGTGCGCGGCACGCAGATCCGGTCGGCGGCCGAGGCGATGGCATAGGCGGCGGAAAAGGCGTTCTCGGACAGAATGGCCCAGATCGGCTTTTGCCCGCGCGCGGCCCGGATCGTGTCGACCAGGTCGAAGCAGCCGGCGACCTCGCCGCCGGGGCTGTCGATGTCGAGCACGATCGCGCGCACGTCGTCATCCTCGAGCGCCATGGACAGGCCGGCGCGGATCGCGTCATAGCCGGACATGCCCGAATAGGGCCGCAAGCTGCCGAGCTTCTGCACCAGCGTGCCTTCGACCGGGATGATTGCGACGCCGGCGACCAGCTCGTAGCCGCGATATTCGGCGGGTTCGTCGTCATAGCCGTGCATTGCCAGCGGGATCGGCTGGCCCGACGCCCCGAACAGCTTGGCGATGCCGAGCCGGTCGGCCAGCGCCGCCATGACCAGCTCGGCTTTGCCCGGCAGGATGGCAAGCGGGACGTTGAACAGACGTTGTGCCAAATGGGGATAGGAGATCAACACGCAACTCCAAGCATCACGGTCGCGATGGCATTATCACCAATTATGCGGCCACCGGCTCGTCCGGCGGCTCAGACGCCTTGGTCGCGTCCTGCATCCCGGCCCAGCTCGGCCGCGGCAGGCCGCGCTCGTCGAAGGCAGCCATTTCGATGGCGCGCTGATCGAGAATCTCGCGCCAGTCGCGGCCGGAATTCTCCGCGGCCTCGTGCTGCAGCGTCGACAGGCCGGCATCCATGCCGAGCACACTGCCCTGGCGTTCCTTGACCGGATCGATCCAGCCTCTTCCCGGACCGAGGAAGGTGCAGCGCGCATAGCTGGTCGCGCGCTCGACGAAGTCCGGCGCGTTGCGCGGCAACGGCAGCAGGCGCCGCTCGAACGCTTCGCGCAGCCAGGTCGCGTAGAGCGGCGCTGCCGTGCCGATGATGAATTCCTCGCGCCGGCGCACCAGCGTCTTCCACGCCTCGAGCAAAGCGGCGCGCGCCGAGCTGTAGTTCGTCTTGCTCCAATCCTGCGTCACCTGCTCGGCCGAGGTGCCGAGGGCGGCGGCCATGGTGCGCAGCATGGCGGCGGAGAACGCCTCGAACGCGTCATGCGGATGCGCGGCCGTCACCGTCTTCACGTCTTCGCCCGGCGACAACACCGGAATCACCGTGCCGTTGAACAGCGCCGGGTTTTCCTGCCGCCAGCCGTCGCGCATGTCGAGATAGCGATGCATCAGGCTGTCTTCGTCACCGCCGGTGACCGAGCTGGCCAGCATTTCGTGGTCGAACGGGCTGACCATGAAGAGGCCGAGCGTCGCCTGCAGCGTTGCCGCCTGGAGCTCGACGCCATAATAGCGAGCGAGCATCTTCATGCGCGCCAAGACCGGCGTGAACACGCCGACGCCGCGGTGCTGGCCGGCGCGATCGCGCTCATAGGTGTGAATGACGCGGCGCCAGCCGTCTTCGTCCTCGGCGACGACGCGGACCCATTGCATCGATTCGAGCGCATTGTAGAAGTCGCTCTGATGTGCCCGGCGAATATGGTACGCGACCGGCACACCGTCATCGTCGATCTCGACGCCGCCGCGAAAATGGCGCGTGTCGACGCCGTCATAGGGGTTCGACAGCAGGTCCGGGTCGACGACGAGCGATGAGGTCGCGTAGCAAGCGCCGCCATAGCCCACCAGGTCCGGCCGCCAGTAATTCACCAGCAGGCTTTCGCCGTCGATCAGCTGGTGGCGCAGCGCCAGGCGCTGTTGCTGGCCGACCGTGAGCTGCCGCGCGACATCGTTCCAATGGCCGATGTCGTTCGAATATTCGGTATAGAGCGCCTCGGCCGCGGCGCCGAACTCGGCGGCCCATTTGGCGTCGAAGCCCTTCCCATAGAGCTTCAACGCGCTGTAATGCGGAATGGCCAGCAGCTTCATGCCGGCGCCGACCGTGTTGTCGAGGATGCGCATGACCGAGCCGGCGGCCCAGCCATCGTTGCGCATGAGATCCCGGCTGCGCGCGACCATGAGGTCGCGATGCACCGTGTATTCATTGTCGGGCGAGCGTATCCACGGGAACCAGTCGGCCAGCTCCTGGCTGGTCCAGGCCGAGGCCTGGTACGGAAACCAGCCATTGCCGGGGCCGCGGGCGCGCAGCACCGGGTCGCCGCCGCCGGGCACGGCGCCGCCATCGGCGCTCGGCTTCTGAAGCGCCGATGCGAGCGCCCGCACTTCCCGCTTGGTGATGCGCTGGTGTCGCGACTTGGCGCTCATGGTCGTCCTATCGTCCGAAATACGGCCTGATCGCCCGGCGCGAGTGGTCGCGGACGCCGAGCTGGGCCTTGAGGGCGGCGATATGGGCGCGCAGCTGCGCCATGTCTCCGCGCGTGAAGGTGATGGATTTGCTGCCCTCGCCCTGGGTATAGGCGGCGGCCTCGACCTTGCCGCCGATCGACAGCTCATGCAGCGCGGTCTGCGCCTCGCGCAGCCATTGTTCGAGCGTCGGGCGCGGGATGCCGGCCAGGTCGGATGTCGCCGGGTTGAACCTCATTTGAAGCGCCTCGCCATGTCGCGCCAGGTGCTCTTTCGCGGCGCCGGTGCGGCCGCCCGTTCCGCCGACCCTGCGGCCGGCGCCGCCGCGGCCACGCCCGCCGAGGCGGGCGATTCGACCTTTGCCGGCGAGGCGGCAGCGGTAGCGACAATCATCGAATTCTCCTCCCACGGCGCCGCCCAGGATGGCGGGGATTGCCAGCCTATGCGCGGAAGCCCGTGCAGATGCGCCAGCACATGGGTCATCACCATCAAATCCAGCGCCTCGTTGCGGATGCCCTGGTGCGGCTTGCTCCACTCGCCGAGCGGGCTGCGCGTCTCGGATACCACCTGCTCGAACCACAGATGCGGCGGCTCCTTGCTGCGCAGCCCCGCCGGGCAATGGACGTAGAAGGCGCCCGGCTCGGCGACCTTCAATTGGCCGTTCAAATCGTCCTTGAAGGCGTTCGGATTGAAGCGCCCGATCGGTACTTCGCCACGCGCCGCGACCTTGCTCGCCCTGCGGGACGTGTCCGGATAGACCACCGTCAGACGCTGCGCGCGAACGCCGTTCGCGCCCTGCATCGGCAGGACCGACCAGGCTTCGCGCCCGCCGATCACGCCGTAATTGCGCACGGCACCCGGCGTCCGGCGCCAGCGCGACCAAGCCTGATAGGCTTGCTGCGTCGTGCCCGGCGGGCCGTTCAGATCGGCGCCGGCGGCACGGGGCCGCATCGCCCGGCCCGAGCCGTCGCCGAGCGGCCAGGCCTTCGACAACACCTCGTCATAGAGCCGGTCCCAATCGTCCGGCGCGCTCGCCGGGTCGGCCGGCATCTTGCCGGTCGCGATCACCCAGCTCTCGCCGGCGATGCCCCAGCCGCGCGCCAACCACTCAAAATGCGCGCCCTGGCAATCGGCCGCCACGGTGATGAACCGCACACCCGGCGGCACGACGCCGAGCGGCACCATCGTTTCATGGCGCGCTCTCTCGGCCAGGGTGGCGGCATCGACCGAGCCAACCCGGCGCGGCGGCGAGAAGGGCAGGCCCAGCTGCTTGACCGTTACCTCGCGCAGCTCGGTCTCTTCGCCCGACAGCTCGTAGCCGCGCTGCGCCTTCACGAGCGCGCGCGCCAGGCCGCCGATGCCGCGCAGCAGGAAGGGCGACATCACGCCCAAGATCCAAAACCCGATCGTGTCGCGCTCGACCGGCGTGCCGGTGACGACGCCGTCCTGGTCGATCTCCTGGCCCTCGCCGATCCAGCGGCCGCGCCGCATCATCGCCAGCCGGTCGCGCTCTTCGACGACGCAGCCATTGACCGGGCAGCGCAGCGAGGCGCCGGCCTCGACCTCGTCGAGCGTGCCCTCGGCCGGATACTCCAGGGTCATGACCCGCGATGCCGTCGGGGCCGGGCTCGACCAGGCGCCGCAATGCGGGCATGGCCACCACCAGATCCGGCGATCGCTGTCGGCGTAGACCGCCATGATGCCGTCGGTCCAGCCGGCCGGATCGATGCCGCGGGCACGGTCGCAATGGCTCAGGATGCACAGCATCGACTCGTTGCCGAAGGTCTGGCGGCGGATGTCCAAGAGCGCCTTCGGGTTGCCGAGGCTTTCCGGATAGGCGTCGTACTCGTCGGCCAGGATGCGCGGCGCGCGCTTGTTGATCAGGTTCGACCGGGCCGCGCCCAGGAGCTCGACCTTCATGCCGCGAAAGCGCTTGAACCCGAGGCTGTCGTCGATCGCGCGCAGGCCCTGGCACTCACGCATGATCGCGTGCGCGTCGATCATCGGGTTCACGCGATCCTTGACGAAAGCCTGGATGCCGGCATCCGTCTGCATGTACCAGAGCATGTCGGCCGAGTCGCACGCGACCGAATAGAGCAGCCAGTTCTGGCCGATCTCGGTCTTGCCGCACTGGCCCGGCCCGACGATCGCCGCCGTGATGGCGCGGGGCGAGGTCAAGCATTCCATCGGCTCGACCAGGTAGGGCGCGATCGTGTGGTCCCAGCGGCCGACATAGCCGCCGCCCTCGTTCATCAAGTACCGGTTCTCGGCCGCGTATTCGGCGACGCTCTGGCGCTTCGGCGGCAGGAAGGCGTCGAGCGTCTCGGCCAGCAGCTGGTGCGCGCTGGCGTAGCGCTCAAGCTCGGCCATCGTAGCCCTCGGCCTGCAGCAGGCGCTTCGCCTCCTCGACGAAGATCCGGCGCTGCTCGTCGATCCGCCGACGGATCGATGCGACCACCTCGTCGGGCAGACCGTGGTGCCGGCCGATCTGGCCCGGCAGCGTGTCCAGAAACCGGCCGAAGGCGCCGAGCATCGTCGTCAGCGCCATGCGCAGTTCCGACTTCGTGACCAGCTGGCCGGTTTCCTGGGCGAGCTTCCGCTCGATCAGCCGGGCGCCGGCGATGTCGCGGCGCTGCTTCGGTGTCAGCCCCTGCCCAGCCTGGAGCTCCGGCGCGTCGTCGATCGGCAGCGAATACTGCTTGCGCAGCTCGGCCTGGCGGTCCGCCTCGAGCCGCTCGGCCGCCCGGCGCTGCTCGAGATAGGCCGTGACCTCGCCGGCGTCGAACACCCATTCCGTCCCGCGGCCGCCGCGTGTCACCACCGGCAGGTCCGGATAATCCTCGAGCAAGGTCGCGATGAACGGCAGCGAGCACTTCAGGATCGTGGCGAGCTGGCTCTTGTTGACGAGCAGCCGATCGTCGGTAGGTCTCGATTGAGCGGACAGCACGGCCACCTCGACAGCAGCAACAACAACAGCAACAACAAGGTATTTTCGATACGACCGCGCCCCAAAGAACGCGCGCGCGAAATGCCCGTGTTTGCGGGAGGGCCAGGAAGGACCCGCTCGACTTGACCATGCCGGGTGGTTACCGGGCGGTCGCTTGGGCCTTCGCCATCGCCGCGGCGAACTCGCCTTGCAGGTTGGCGCCGACGGTCCGGCGCGCGCGGTCGCCGAAGTGCAGCTTGGCCGGAACCGGCTGCGGGTCGCCCCAGCGGATCAGCAGCTTGAAGCGGTGCGGTGCCGGCGGGCCATGCGTGCCCCTCGGCAGCTTCGGCACCGGTAAGCGTTGCCAGACGCCGCCAACCATTCCCGACTTCGTGGGCATCGCACCGATGAAGATATCCTTGCGCCCTTTCAGCCTTGCCAGCGCACCCTTGGGGATGTTGCGGTACTGGTTGAGCTTGATGTCCTTCGGGTTCAGCAGCGCGCGCTTCGAACCAAGGAACTGGCGCCCGCCATCCTCGTAGGGTGCCAGGTACTTGTCCTGCCGATCCTTTGCGAAGACGACGGCGTAAGGCACCGACTTGGTCGCTTTCTGGATGCCGAACGCTTTGAGCGTGAACGGCGTCGCCTTGTCGAACACGCTGCTGAGCGCCGCCGTCTCGGCATCGGCGACCTTCTGCGCGAGCCCATCGAGCGCCAGCTTGGTCGCGAACGGTATCTGCTCGCGCGCCAAGCGCTCGAACGCCCGGCTGACTTCCTTGGCATCGATCCGCACGCGCAGCGAGACGCCCATGGTCACCTCGCAAGCCGGTGCGCCGTGCAGAAACTCGCTGCGCGCCGCGGACACAATTCTGATTGTTAGGAGGTGATGTCAAATCTGTTTCGCAAAACGTGATCTGTCAAGGGGTTTGTTCAGCGCCTTCCCACGGTGCTTGAAGACTCGCCGGGCCAGACACCGAAACGCCAAGTGCCGCCAGTCGTGCGCGCAGCACACCCGATAGCGACGAAACCGCTTCGAACCACGCCGCGTACTGCGCCCGCGCCTCGCTGACGATCTCGGGATGGACGCCGAGGTATCTAACCTTGCAGGCGTGCAGCGGATGGCCGCTGAGGTCGTAGAGCATCACGACACGGCCGCGCCGCATGACAGGGGCGCAGCGCCACGTCGCATGCGGCAGCCAGTTGGGCGCGCTGCCGGCGCGCGCGTGATCCATGACGAGGTCGCGCTCGGCCCGTTCGAGGGACAGGACTGCGAGATGGATGGCTTCGGCCGCCGGGAACACCTCGCGCACCGGCGCCGTCGGCACGAATTGGACCCGCCGCAGCCCGCCTCGCCCGTCGCCGGCCACCGTGGACAAGCGAACGATACTGTCCAGCCCGAACCCCTCTGCGCTGTCCCCCGCCCCGACCGCCGCCTCGCGCTCGCGGACCCGGCGGTCGACCTCGTGGACGCGATATGCCCAGGTCAGCACCTCCTCGATCGAGTATTCCCCGTCTGGGAGGGTTGGGACGGTCAGGGAGGGTTCGGGAGAGTTCGAAGACATGCGATTTCTCCAATGATCCTAATAGGTTGCTATACCGTTGGGAGGGTTGGGAGAGTTATCCCTATGCTACGCATGAAAAATCAGCCCCTAAGACACCATCGCCATACGCGAAAACACGGGGAAACCATCCCAACCCTCCCAAACCGATCTAAAGTATTGATCCGTCTAAGCTATTCGGCACGGCACCAACCCTCCCAAACTCTCCCTAACCCTCCCAACCATCCCGTCACATCGGCGGCGGCGGCCCGGCGTCGCGGAAATCCTCGATCATGTCGAGATCCACATACTGCGCGATGCTCGACTTGGATTTCTGATAGCCGCGCTCGCTCATGATCTTGCCGAAGAGGGTTTGACTGATCGGTTCTCTTGCGTTCTGCTTGGCCCAGGCGCAGTAATTGTTGTAGAGCGGCGTCGCCGAGGTGCGCGCACCGGCGCGCGGCCGTACCGCCACATCGAGGAAATCGCCGAGAGGGTCGTTTTCGCGCCGATACTCCGCCGCCGCTTCGAGAGCTGTCGCCGGTATCGACAAGCCGCCTTCGGCCCACAGCCGATAGCCGTCCAGCATCCAATTCAGAATGCCGGGCGCCTCGGCCTGCAACTTGAATTTGAGCCGATCATCCTTCTCCGCCTTCGAGATAAACTGATCGAAATGCACAAGGATGATGCGCCGCCAGATGCCTTCGTCCTGGCCACGGATCGCCGGCTTTGAATTGAAGGCCAGGATGATCTTGTAATTGGGCAGCAGGTCGAAGAAACCACGATAGAGATGGCGCACGGTCATCTTGTCCTGACCGGTCATGAGCTTGATCGAGGCTTCGGAGAATTTGGCGCCGATATCGGCCTCGCCGGCCGTGACCATGCGCCGTCCGACCAGGCGGGCCAGATCCGGCGTCGCGTCGGCGCCGCGCCGGCGATCGTCCTGCAACAGGCTGGCGAACGGAATCGTCGAGGCATAGTCGCCGAGGATGAACGCCATCGCTTCGAGCAAGGTCGACTTGCCGTTGGCGCCGCGCCCATAGAACATGCACAGCACCTGCTCGCCGGTGTCGCCGGTCAGGCAATATCCGAACCACCGCTGCAGGAACACCTGAAGCCCGAGATCCGGCAAGATGCGGTTGAGAAAACGCCGGAATGTCGGGCATTGCGCCTGCGGGTCATAGGCCACCGGCGCGCAGCGCGTGACGAGGTGCGCGCGATCGTGCGGCAGCAACGCGACCCCGTCGCCATCGGGGCCGGGCTTGGTCAGGCGCAGCGTGCCGTTCATGCAGTTGAACAGAAACGCGTCGCCGTCCATCTCCTCCGGCCAGCGCTGCAGATGCGGCTGCGCTTCCTTGACCATGGCGGAGAGCTTGGCACTGTTGCCGCTGGCGCTCGCCCATTTGCGATGCGCATCGAGGCGCTTGGCGAAATCCTTCGGATCCTCGCCGCGCCGCGGCCCGCGCTGTTCGAGCACCTTGGCTTCGGCGAAGATGGCGAGCGCGGCCTCCTGGGCGGCGCGATGCACCGCCACCTCGCCGCGCTTCTGATCCCAGCACTTGCCGTTCCAGCCGTGCCAGCCTTGCTCGGACACATGCAGCAAATCGGCGCCGGACCGCCGCCGCAGGCGGTTGGCATTGCCCAGATCGTTGCGCAATTCGCGCGCACATTCGAGGTCGAGGCGGTCGGGATCGTCCGGCTCGATCTCCGGCTCTTCGTCGAAATCGAACGGCCCGAATTCTTCCTCGTCCTGCGGCGGCGGCGGCACGCGCTCGGCCTGCTCGATCGCTTCCCGCACGGCATCCAGGCCGGGCGGCTGATCCGCTGGCGATGTCTGATCGTCGTCTGCCACAATCCCCCCGATTGGCGCGCGAAACTACAAATCTGTGATATAAAACAAGCCGTTGTTACGGGCTTCGTGCGACGGGTACGAACTTACGGAGGCGGCAAAGCGGCTATGGTCGCCGGCACGCGCCGCTGCCATCCGCGTCTTGTCTCGATTTCGACGCCGTGGTGAACCGCCGTAATGACCTGCTCGCCGCCGAGTTCCACCGCGAGGGCATCGGCGATCTGCTCGTGATAGGCGCTGGGGTGACACCCGCAGGCGGATTTGATGACTTCGACCGGAACCATGAAGTCAGTCGTCACGACCAGGCGGTAATAGATGCGCTCGCCATTGTTCGGGCAGATCGCCGAAAAGCCGTATCGGTAGATGTTCATGCCAATAGCTCCAGCTGCTCGGCCGGCCGCACCCAAGAAGGCGGGCACTGCACGGCATCGATTTCATCGGCCATCCGTTTGGCGTCTTTGCGCGGTGCGCGCTCGCTGCCGGCGTGGTTGCGGGCGACATTCACACTGTCTGCGCTGGCGAGCGGCCACCGCTCGCCGCAGCGCCCGAGCATCCGCAGACCATGCAGCCAGGGCAGCACGCGCCGTTTCGCCAGCGCATCGAACGCCTCATCCATGCGCCGTTCCCATTCGGGCGCGCCCACGCGCCAATATGGGCCGGCCGATCCAAGGCAGACACCTGGCCAGTCGTCGGCGAGCTCGAGCAAATAATCGAGCGGCTTATCGAGATGCCAAACGGGCCATGACAGTTCGCGGGCGAGCGGCCACCGACGACACATAGCCCGTTGTTCGTCCATGTCGCCGCCGATGCGGTCGAGCACGACCGCGCGATGCGGATGGGCCAGCCGCTGATCGAGCCACGCGAACAGCTCGGCTTCGTCGATCGCCGCACCCTGCTGAAACACAGAGAACGCCCCGTTGTCGAACAGCACGGACTGCCCGATCCGGGCGCAAACCTCGGCATCGCGCGGCGCCGCAAAGCTGACACAGAAGTGCTTGCCGGCAAGAGTATAGAGCACATCGCGCGGTGTAATCGGCGTGCCATGGAAGTGAATGGTCACGCGCTCACGCCGACATCAGCGCGCCGACCAGCGCCGCCGCCGTGTTGACGGGAACCGCATTGCCGATCTGCCGCGTGACCTCGGTCTTGTTACCGGTGAAGTGGTAAGTCCGGCCGCCGCCGATGAAGCCCATCGCGGCCGCGAGCTCGTGCGGCTGGAGCATGCGGAACAGGATGTCGAACTGCTGCGCGCCGGGCTCGACCAGGTTGATCCGGCCCTGGGCGCAGATCTTCGGCGCCGGCTGGTCGAGAGTGTGGATGCGCGGCGCCTGTCCTTCCCGCTCGCCGAAAGCGGCCGAGATGAAGGCCAGCTCGCCGCGGCGCGCCGTGGTCAATGTCGGCAGCGGCTGTTCGAGGTTGCGCGCCCGGTTCGACCGGTCGGCATGCGTTACCGGCATGACGATGCCGAACCGCGACCGCGCCGTGAGGCTGTGCAACGGATCGGCGAGGCTGGCGCAGGTCAGGCCGGAGCCGCTGCCGTAATAGGGCGCGATTAACGCGTGGGCGCCGTCGGCGGTCGCGGTCGGGATCGGGTCGCAGACGGCGCGCGGCGCGCCGCAGCTTGCCTGCGACAGAACGAAGGGCTCGACGAGATAGCCGGCACCTCGGCAATCCGCCGTCGGCATCGGCCCGTCTATCGAATGCGCGCGGACGCTGCCGTTGTCGCCGTGCCGGTTGAGCAGAATCGGCTGCGCAAGCCCGACATGGTTGCCTTGCGCCGCGATCGTCGGCAGAGGCAGATCGATGCTGCGCGCATCCATGTGCTGCCGCAGCATGACGATATAGGGCTCGGGCCACTGAAACCGGGTGACCCCGGCATAGATGCGCCGGATCGTCGCCGGCGCCAAGGGCCGCCGCCGCGTGAAGATGGACGCGCCCTGGATCGACCAATCGATGATCTCGCGCGCCGGCCGCCAGCGCCGCGCACCATGGCCGAACAGATCCGACCCGCCATCCCGGCTATGCGAGGGGTCCGGCCAGCGCAGCCGCTTGCCGTCCGATCGTGCCATGATGAACAGGCGCTCGCGGGTCGTCGCATCGCCGTGATCGGCGCAATTGAGCACGCGCCATTCGACGCGGAAGCCCAGACCCTTGATCGCGGCGATCCAGGCGCGGAAATACTCGCCCTTGCGCGATTTGAGCGGCCGGCAGGTCCGGGCGCAGACCGGTCCCCATTCCTGGAATTCCGGCACGTTCTAGACCAGCAGCCGGGCGACGCGCAATTCGGTCAGCCAGGTAATGATATGCCACGGGTCGGTCCGCTGCTGGTCGCTGGTCGGCTTGCCGCCGCGCGCACGGGAATGATGCGTGCAGCTCGGCGCCGCCATCAGCAGGTCGAGATATCCCGCCGGCACGGCCTCGACCGGCCGGACCGTCGCCACGTCCTGGCAATAATGGATCGCGTCGGGATGGTTGCGCAGATGCGTGTCGATCGCTGTCTGCCAGTGATTGGCGCCGACCATCTTCATGGCCAGTCCGAGCGCTTCGAGCGCGCGCTTCGCCCCTTCCGACAACCCGCCGGCGCCGCAATAGAGGTCGGCGACGAGCTTCGGGCGGGACGGCCTGTGCGCCGGCAGTTCGACTTCGACCGCGCTCATTCCGCCGCCACCCTGACCGCGCCCGCGGCGTTGAGCGCGAACGCAATCGCGCGGGCGATTTCGAGGCTCGGCACATGCCCGGCGACGGCCCTGCCATCGCCCGCCACGACCGTGAACGGCTCGCACCAGCCGCCGCCGGCGAGGTCGCGCGTCTTCGAAACGCGATAGGGTGGGGCCGGCAAGCCATCCTCGGCGGAGAGCGCCGGGCCTTCCGGCCGTTCCGCCGGCATGAAGATATCGTCGCCGGAATCGCGTGCAGGCGGTTTGCGGCGCGTCATTCCGCGGCCTCGCAGAAGAGCGTGCGCGCCGGCGGCGGATAGTTGAGCAGCGCTGCCTCGGTCTTGACAGCATTGCGCATGCGCGCCGCGACGCGCACTTTCGAGCCGAATTGCCGGTGAGTCGTGGGCACGACCATGTCAGGCTTCGGCCGCCGCAACGCGGCGATAGAGACGCCGGCGCGGCTCGCCGGTGAAGGTCACGCGACCATCTTCGACGAGCCATTTCAGCCCCAGCCGCACGACGGCAGCGCTAAATAGCCCCAAGCGGCGGCGAATCTCTCGCGGTCGAACGCCCGGCTCGTCAGTCGGCACAGCCGCTTCCACCGCGGCCAGAAATTCGGCGCTATCCCTGTACAGTGACGCAACACACTGCGCGCGGTCGGCCTCGCTCAGCATGGGCGCATCTCCTGCCGCAGCTTCTCGACCAGATGGTGCAGCACGACCTGCCAATTGCGGTTGTGGAGCACATTCAAGCGCCGGCAAGCCTCGATCGGCGTGATGCCTTCGGCCTGCCAGGCGCGGATCTGCGCCCAAGCGCGTTCTTCGACGGACCGGCGCCGCGCTTCCTCGGCCTCGATCGCCGCGATTGTGTCGTCGGCGCCCTCGTCCGGACCGTCTTCGATCGTGCCCAGGCGGCACGCCTTGGCGGCACGCGCTTCTTCGATCGCGAGACGCCGCCGCCTGTTCTCGGCTTCGGCCAGAGTCGGCGCGGCGATCGCCCGCGCCGCAAAGGAGCCCGGCGCCGGTTTCGCGATGCGCAGCGCCGCCGCATGCTCTCTCTGGCGATCCAGCTCAAGCGGTCGCCGGCGCGGCGGGCGCGGAATCCGGTGCGCGCTGCAGGCATTATGGATCTGCTCCCACGAGCAACCGATTTCCGCCGCGACTGCCTCGAGGCATTCACCGGCGAAGGAGAGCGTGCGCAGAGTGCGCACCCGCTCCGCGCTCCAGAATCCGGAAGGCAAGGAGCCGCAGCGGTCTTCCGGATCGCGCGGCAGCGCATAGGCGTGCATCTGGGCCATGCTCAGGACTCGCCACAGCTGCGGCCAACCTCGCCGGGATTCCCGGCCTTGACGAAGTCGCGCCAATGCACCCAACCCTTGGGGCAGTGGAAGCCCCAGGCGCGGATGGTCGGACCAGTCAGGAAGATCGAGGTGGCCGGCAGCGAAAAACTGTGCAGGTCGGACGATCCGCAGAGATAGCGCCGGTCGCGCGCCAGCTCGACCCGATGCGCGGCGGTCGCGCGGCGGACGACGACCGTGCCGGGCGCGCGCCATACCTTGACCTGGCCCGGCAATTCCTCGGTATAGCCGCCATCGAGGATGATCGAGCAGCTGGCCCAAGGATGGTCGTGCAGCACCCGATCGCCGTCGTCGCGCAGGAACACATGCAAATAGACGTTGAAGAAGCGGTTGCGCGGAATCACCCACCAGCGGCGCAGATACGGGCTGGCCTCGGACCCGATGATGAAGTCCGGGTCACGCTTCCCCATGATCGCCATGGCCCGGCGATGCAGGGCGTTGACGAAGATCTTTGGCAGCTTCATTGCGCAACTCCCCGCAACATATCGTTGAAATCCGTGCCCGGAAGCGGCTTGGCGCGCAGCACCTCGCGGCGTTCGATCTGCGTCCAGCGCCGCACTGCCCGGTCCAGCAACGCGGCACCTGCATGCGGGTCGCCCATATCGGCGTCTTCGAGCAGCGTGATGCGCCGGCATTCCGCCGGCAGCACGAGGCCCGGCCGCGCCGGATCCGGTACGGCGCTGGGCAGGCGGCGCTGGCGGTCCGGGTCGATCTGCACCGGGTGCATCTCGCCCTGCCCCTCTCCGCCGCCGCCCAGATGGCCCAGCGAGCCCGCCGCCCAGACCCCGCAGGGCCGGCCGGCAATGACCGGGCATTCGAGCTCGCCCGACCAGAAGGGTGCGGCACCGGAGAGCGACGTTTCGATCCCTTCGCCCGCCATCATGTCTTCATGCGCGGGCGTGAGGCGGATCGCGCCGTTCCGCCGATAGCAGGGGCCGAGCGTCTTCTTCGGCTTCTTGACCGGCGCCTTCGCCGACCCGTCGCGGGCGAGCCAGGTGCGATGCAGGCCGCAGAACCGGCCTTCCGGGTCTTTCATCGGCGCCAGCATCGCCGGCCAGGCGCCTTGCTCGACCCGCACCGCATTGCCCTCGCGCCAGCGATGGCGATAGGCCAGCGATGCCGCGAAATAGAGCGAGCGCGGCGGCGCCATCGGGAGGCCGCGCGCCCGGAAATAGGTGTCGACCAGCGTGCCGCGCGCCGGCATGGCGCGGCGCAGGATCTCCGCCGCCTCTTCGAGCTTCGCGGCGTCGTCCGCCGCCTCATCCGCCGCGCGGACATCGTCCGGCGGGCGCACGACCGGCGCCGGCGGTCTCGCCCGCTGACCCGGCGGTTCGCCCGGCACGGGCAGGCCAGCGAGATCGGCCAATTCGCGCACCGCTTCCATGAAATCGAGGTCGCGGTGCTCGATCAGGAACTGCACCGCATCGCCATGGGCGCCGCAGCCGAAGCAATGGTAGAAGCCCTTGGTCTCGTTGACCGTGAAGGAGGGCGAGCGCTCATTGTGGAACGGGCACAGCCCTTCGAACTCGCCGCCGCGCGACTGCAATTTCACATGCCGGCGGATCAGATCGACCAGCGAGGTGCGCGCCTTGACTTCGTCGAGAAAGCTCTGCTGCAGGGCCATGTCAGGCCTCGCCCGGCGCATCGGCGATCCTCGCCGCAGCGCTTAGCAGCCCGATGACAAACAGCCTCCCGTTCATGGCGCAGCCTCGGCCGCGCGATTGGCAGCTACAGCAATAGTTTGCGCCGCTGCCTTCCGAGCCAGCCGGCGAGGGCGAGAGTCTTGCCTTGGAGCCAACCGAGCAAACGCCACGCTGCCCGCCGCATCGTCCCGCTCCTTTTCGGCCTCAAGTCGGGAGAGTCGGTGTTCGAGCGCCGACATTTCCGCCTGCATTGCCGGACACCCGACAAGCGGTTCGCAGATGCTGGAAACGAAACGCCAGCCGAAGCGGTTGACCATACGCGCGAGCGCCGCCGCAGTCGGCGCTTCGCCGGCTAGCCAACGCTTTGCCGTCGCCTGCGATACGCCGAAATCCTTCGCCACGCGCTTCGCCCGGCTGCCGGAATAGGTCGAGCGTAGCCAGCCCGCGACATGCGGCCCGAAGCTCAATAATTCGGTCGATTGGCTCATTTTCCGATCCGCCGCTAGCCGTGCAGCCGCTGCGGTTGCGGCGTAGAGTTGTCGTCTCCGGCCGAACTCGCGGTATAGGCGGCAGGCGTGTTCTCGGTGAGCCACGCCATGACCCGCTTGGCGGTGTCGAGACGGCAGCTTCGTCCGGCCGCCAACTGGCGGAAGAAGTTCGGGTCGTTAAGGATTTTCTTGCCCACGATGTACGGTTTCTGGCCGGTCCGGGCACAGTAGCGGTCGCAGGCGGAGAGGATGTCTTCAGTGTCCATATCCAGAAATTTACGTATATTCACATATTTTGCAACAGGATTTTTCCTGTCTATCGCGGGCTGGAAATTTCCCGATAATCCGGCGCCATGAGAGAGCCGAAATCCGATATCGCCCGCCGCATCCTCGAAGGCGCGCACGATCTCAATCTAAGCGTCAGCCAGGTTTCGATCCGCGCCGGCAAGGGGAAGGACGGGCTGACCGACATCATGGACGGCACAACGGCCAATCCGCGCGCCGACACGATCAGGCGAATTGCCGACGCGCTCGGCGTCAATGTCGATTGGCTTGCATACGGGCTGGGGCCAAAGCGCGGGACTTCCGACCAGACCGAGCCTGACCTGTCCAGTCCCGGTCAGGATCCGTTCGAAATCGCTAGGCGCAGAGGCGTGAACCCGGAGATCTTGCGGCAGCTTTCCGCCATACTGACGGTGCTGCCGGAAGGTGACGAGGGTCTTCGCATGTCGTTGACGCTGCTCACCAAACTATCGGAAACGATCAAGGCCCGGCTAGTCGATAGCAAGTCGCGCCCGACCACGACATCAGGGCCATAGAGCGCCGCCAGCTCGACATAGCGCCAGAACCGCGGCCGAACGCCCAGCAAGGAAATCCGTGCCTGCCCCGGCATCACGAGCCGGTCGCCGCGCCTGACGAACATCACCTCGAACCGCACCAGTTCGGCGAAGTTGTAGGACACCATCGTGAAGTCGGCCTGGGGGTCGATATGACCATGCAGTATCGCCCCGTCGAGATTGACGACGACAGGGTCAGGACGGCGTGCGGTTTCTGCCATTATGCTACTCGTGGAACGTTATGGCTGGAGCTGGAGATCGTCGACGGTGGGGGTATCGGGCATGATGAGGCGATGAAGGTTACGCCCTTGGCTATTATGGCGTGCATTTTCGGGATAAATCTGCCATCATCATCGCCTCATCCGTAGAGCATGTTTCCACAATTCGATTTTCCGCCGGGCCAAGGATGCAGTCGAAATGAGGGTCGGATATCGCTTCGGGCCGTTTGAACTGTCGCTCACCGAACGGTTCGTGATGCGCGGCCGTCACCCGGTTCCGCTTAGCCCGAAGGAGTTCGCCGTCCTGGCGCTTCTCGTTCGGGAAAGCGGCGAAGTCGTCGAAACCGAGGATTTCATCCGCGACGCCTGGGCAGGCGCGCCGATCGAGGAAGGTAGCCTTCGCTCGTATATTAAGAATTTGCGTCAGGCGATCGGCGAGGATGTGATCCTGACAGTCCGCAAGACTGGCTACAGGCTCGTCCCGCAGGTCGAACGCGCCTATACCGCCGCCGAGCAGCGCGCGGTCATGCTTGCCACGACTTTCCTCGAGGCAGAGGTGAAACGGCAGTCCATGCCCGACGCAGAATGGGATGAACTCTATAAGCCGCTCATCGATGAAGTTCGCGCCTCGCTTGACTGGTCTTTAGCACATCCTACTCGCCGTCACATTGCCGTCGCCTTAGGCGGCACGACCGCGCGGTTGTTCGAGCGCCTGTCGCTTCTGCCGGAAGGGCGTACCTATTGTGATCGCGTGCTCGATCTGGTCTACGACCGCGACGCCGATAGCCTCGATGACGACGTCGATCGCACCGACGCCGCCCGCTTGTTCCAATATGCCGGCATACTCTGGCGCGAGGCAGACCGACCACGGTCGCTATCACTCTTCAAACGCGCCGCCACTCTGTGCCGCGAGACCGGCGACACGCGCACGCTCGGCCAGGTGCTGACTCTTGTGGGCGGCGCGCATCTCTATCTCGGCAATTATGCCGATGCCGAACTTGCGCTCGGCGCGGGGGAGAAGATTCTGCGAACGAGCGACCAGACGAAGTGGCTATGGAACGCTCTTAATGATTCCGGTTATCTTGCGTCGCTGATGAACTTTCCTGAGAAGGCTCGCCGATACTTTGAACTGGCCCGCGACTTGGCGATAATGCTAAGAGATCCAATTCGCGAAGGCATAGTGATTCTAAACTTCGGTGAAATGGAGTTCCGCCACAATGCTATTGATCGAGCCATAGAGCGCATGAAAGAGGCAGTTTCGGTGCTTAGGCCGGCACCAGCGTCTTTTGCAGCGAGGCCGTTGGTTAATCTATCAACATACTATTGTATATCTGGTGATATTCGATCGGCAGCAAGCGCGGTCCGATCGGCCTTTCACACCTTCCGCCAGGAAGGTGGCTATTGGCTCCGGCTCTGTCTTCAGCCGTGCGCCCTTATCGCATGTCATAACGGGTATCATGCTGATGCCGCCCGGTTGCTGGGGTTCGTAAATTCAGCCTACTTACAGTTCGGAGAGGCATGGCAACTCGCTGAACGTCAGCTCCATGATATAGTCTTGCGCGCTCTCTCTGAGAACCTCACGCCAGAAAGCTTACGTATATGGTCAGAAGAGGGTGCTCGCTGGAGTGAGGCTCAAGCGGTCAATTGCGCATCGACACTGTTCGTCTCGACCAATTAGGTCACGGCAACACCATCGGAGAATCTTCATGCCAATTCTTCTGCCGCCTACTCAAGTAGATGTCCCTGCGGTCATTCGTATTGCTGCACATGAGCGTGCCGCGCATGTGCAGGTTCAGCATCCAATGACCCACTTGCCGAAGCAGGCGCCTGCCCCGGCGCCAAATTCCAGCAGCCAAGGGCCGACGTTCGTTGAACAGCCGCCGGCCCCAGTTCCGCCGCCGGTTCCAACCGCGCCGCCGAACAACTAACGATCGGGAGCGGTGCTGCCAGCAATGGCCCTGACGGCGCCGCTTCATCATCGCATTATGGGATTAGTATTTCCGGCGGAGTATACGCCGCCTTGTACGGCTTCAACTGTCAAGCAGGGTTGATCGGTTGCCACTCCGAATACCTTCGTATTACATGTCGGCTTGGCCCAAATGGTAGCAACACAGAACGTGGTCTGAGCTTCGCATTGCAGCAGAATCTTGCGCGTTGCGCGACTGAGGCTACCGACGTCCAGATCTATTTGCTGACCTCCCATTTCCGAGTTCGTAAAAATTGTCATCTCGCCGAGGCTGAGCATGTAGCCGGAGACAATGAACTTCTCCGACCCTGACATCGTCTTGAAGTCCAAAATAATGTCGTCAATGCCGACTTTCTCATAACCCTGCGCGGCATAACCAGCCGACTCCTGTGCGAACCGCGCTTTCTCCTGTTCTTCCGCCAAGTTGGCCTTTCTCAGATTCTCCGCCGCTTGTTGCGCCTGTGCTTCCTGCTGCTTCCGCACCGCTTCGGTAGCCTGGCGTGCCGCGAGTTCGGCCGGGTCAACTGGCCGCTGCGCCAAAACCCAAGCCCCAGGACATTGGATGACCTCTGGATAAAACGACCGCAATGCCGGGCAGTACCGTTCCAGATGTGGCGCTCCGCCGTCGCTCCCATCCTGTGATTGCGCGCTGGTTCCGTGGCAAAGAGCCACGATCGCCGAAAAAGCCGCTAGGACGGCTAGGTTGGACTTTGTCATGGTTCACCCGCGAAATTCGAATGTTCGATTGATATGTAGCAACTCTGCCGCGTGGACGCTAGCCGATCGGTGGCCAAAACAACACTGAGGGAGTTGGGCAGCCCCTCGCTGCGCTGAGATTTATGGATAAATCTCTATTTTCCATATTGACTAAGGATTTTTCCCTATTTAAGCTTCGCTCCAGTGGTCGATTTCGACCGGTCCGATCTGGAGCGAGCCCGTGCACGAACCGACGCAACAGCCGCACAGCATTGCCGCACGCATCGCCGACGCAATGTTCGGCCGCTACATGCAGGGCGAGGCGCCGACGCGCGCCTACCTCCTCGATCGAGGCTTCGAGCCACGCGAGCTTGACCAGCACGGCGACGCGGCCCGCGCGCTCGTCTCCCGCAGCTTGCGCGACCGCGGTATCGAGGCCGACGCGTGATGCCGGGCCACGCCTCGCTCGACCCCGTCGCGGCCAGCCTTGCCGCCAATCTGAACGCGGCCAGACGCGCCAGAAATTCCCATAACCCGCAAGCCGCCTATTCCCCGGCCCTGATGCTGGGCGCCATCGCGCGGCACGGCACGCGCCGGTCCGAAGTCATCCGCGCCGGCGCCGAGCTGCGCCGCCTGGCCGCGTGCTTCGGCGACGCGCTGCCGGCGATTGCGCGGGAGGCCTGACCAATGAAGCGGCCGGCGGCGAAGAAGACAAGGCGGGACGAATGGGTCGTGCGCACCTCGCGCGACACTGCGATCGGCCGGGTCGTGCGCTACGGCACCGAGCAATTCCAGGCCGTGCCCTTCGACGGGCGGACCAGCATGCACCGCACGAAGCGCGACGCCGTCAGCGCCGTCTTTGCCAGCCTGCGGGCCGCGTCGTGATCGGCGCCGTGGCCTTCGCCGCCCCGGCCACCGCCCTGGAACCGGCACCGCGCATCTGCCGCGTGCCGACCTGGTCGGGGCGGCGGATCAATCTGGCCGATCCCGATCCCGCCGATATAGACCCGTTCGATATCGCCGAGCATTTGTCCAAGCTCTGCCGGCGCCAGGGCACGGTGCAGAAATTCTATAGCGAGGCGCAGCACGCCGTGATCGTGGCCCGCGCCTGCCCGCCGGAATGGCAGGCCTGGGCGCTGCTCTATGGCGCCAACGCCTATCTGCTCGGCCGGCAATTGGCCGTACTGCGCATGCTTCTCGAAGATCTGGGCGTGCCGCCAGCGATGAGCGTGCTCGAACAGCGCGTCGATACCGCGATTCACGCGCGCTTCGGCCTGGCATATCCGCCGCCCGAGGCGTGCCGCGCCGCCGTGACGGCCGCCGCACACCGGGCGGCGTCGACCGAGGCGCGCGACCTGATGCCGGCGCATCGCGGCAACCACGGCCCGGCCCTGCCGCGCCGCATCATCCCCTTAGCCCCCGCGCCGGCCGCCGAGCTTTGGCTCGACGAATGCCGCCGGCTCTTTCCCGGCATCCATGTCCGGCTTTGACCGGCGCTTGATCAAGGAGTCATCGCACATGCTTGCGCTTGCCGACGAAACCCCTGCCCGCCCGCGCCGGCCGGGCATTACCTTGCCGCCCGGTGTCGCCGCGCTGCCGATCGTCGCCTGCGCCGAGATCACCTGCGGGCGCAGCTTCCAGGCGCGCACGACCGACCAGAAATTCTGCTGCCCGTCGTGCAAATCGAAGCACCACCAGCGCCGCCGCACGCGCGAAGCCGCCGCTTACGAGGCGCTGATCGCGTTCGCCGATCGCAAGAAACGCGGCATCGGCATGACCGATCTATCGCGCCTGGTCCGCTCCTGGACCGAGGAAGACGAGGCGCTGAAGCGGAAGGCCGCCGAGCGGCGCGCAGCCAAGGGCATCGCGTGATGTCTGCCGCCCCCGATCTCACCCGCAACGCCGGAGCGCTTGCCATGCCCGATCCCGCCGACAATTCGCCCGATACTATCCGCAGTTTCGTTCAACTCCTCGCCGCGCTGGAAGACGGCACGCTCTTGGCCGAGCTCAGCCAGGAGCAAAGCGAGATCGTGGCCGCGCTCAACAACCATCGGGCCGAGTATGGTGGCAAGCCTAAGGCCACTATCGCCCTCAGCTTCGAGTTCACGCTCGACGGGCAGACGATCCAGGTCCGCGTCAAGCACGATCTGAAGCTGCCGAAGGGCGAGCGCAGCTCGACCGTGCTCTGGACGACGCCGGACAACAACCTCTGCCGCGACAATCCCAAGCAGCAGCGGCTTCCCTTCGGCGTGCCCGTGGCGGGCGCGCCGCAATCCGGCCGGTCGGTCTGACGCGGCCAAACTTCCACCTGAAAGGATAAGTCCATGGCCGAGAAAACTCCGCCTGCGCCGCAGCCGCCGACCTTGCCGACGATCGCCGCCGGCGTCCTGCCCGAAATGCAGGAGCTGATCACCCGCTATTTCGAGCCGCGCGTCGTCGCGCTGACCTTGCCCAATCAGCGCGAAGGAGCGGTGATCGTCACGCCGGAAGGCATGAATCTCAGGAAGCTCGACGACTACGTCACCGATCTCAGCGAGCGGCCGAAGCGCCGCATCGGCACAGCGACCTTCGTCGAGCTGGACTCCTTCATCGGCCATGTGAACCGGTTCAAGGATCAGGATAGCGCTGTGTTCGTCAGCCGTGACCGGGCACAGCCCAGCGCCGTCTGCCTCTTGGACTATCACCGGGCCGGGGCCGAAGGCTTGCCACGCTTTGGCACGCATCGCTCGGTCTACAAGCCGCCTCTGAGCGATGAATGGAAGGCGTGGTCGCTCTATGACGGCAAGACGCTGGATCAGGACGAGTTCGCTGCGTTTCTGGAGGACCGCATCCTTGACGTGCGCGCCCAAACGCTTCCAACCGACCAGTCATTGATCGGCGATTTGAGCGAGGCCGATCGCCGCTTCCTGGACTTGGCCGCCCTGCTGCAGGGCACCTGGGCGACGCCGCATCAGCTCGTCACCTTGTCGCGCGGGCTGAAGACGACGGTCGTCGAGGAGATCCATGAAACCGTGTCGCTGTCCGACAGCCAAGGGTCGAACGTCTTCACGCGCGAAATCCGTGGCGCCGACGGAAAGAGCAAGATCGCCGTCCCGAACCTATTCATGATCTGCGTTCCCGTGTTCCGCCAAGGCCAGTGGTACAACGTGGCCGTACAGCTCCGCTATCGCCCGATGCCCGGCGGCAAGGGCGTGAAGTGGCGGTATGACCTCTATCGTACCGACGCCGTGTTCGATCATGTCATTACCGACATGATGACCAAGATCCTCGAACAGACGAGCCTCGATATCTTCGTGGGATCTCCCGAGCAGTGACGATTATTGGCGCCCGGTGCGATCCGGGCGCCGCTTCCTTGGAAGGCACCCCCATGGGCGACGAACAGAGGCTGCACCAAGCCGCAGCGGACAGACCGAGCTTGTCCGACGATGTAAAGACGCTGATCCAGCGCCACGCCTTTGCCGGCGGCGTCTTGGTGGCCTTCGATGTCGATGCAGAGACCGGCAGCGTCACGATCGTCGCCGGATCCTCCCGTGCGACCTTTCTGCCGCACATGCAGGATCTGGCCGAGAAGATCGGTGTGCGGATCCAGAACGGCGAATTCGACCCCGATCCGCCGAACCAGCTGCCCAAGACGCCCGCGGACTACGCAGCCGCTTGGATGACCCGACTCTATGCCGACGCCAGGGTCGCGGGCATCGACAGGCCGCGCTTGACGATGATCGTCGCCTCGATGCTCGGCACCATGATCGGCACGCATTTCCGCCCGGCCGATCGCTCGCGCATCGTCCAGGATTCGGCCGCCGTCATGTCAAGCGCCTGCCGCGCCGCCGGCGGCGCGTCTCCTAACCGGCACTGGCACTGAGGCGCGCCATGGCCCATACCTGCCACGCCGAAGGCTGCAGCACGAAGGTCCCGCCGAAGCTGCTCATGTGCGCCCGGCATTGGCGCCTGGTGCCGAAGGATCTGCAGAGCCGCGTTTGGGCGACGTATCGGCCCGGCCAGGAAGTCGACAAGCGGCCGACCGCCGAATATCTCGCCGCGGCCCAGGCCGCGATCGACGCCGTCGCCGAGTTGGAGCTCGGGCAAGCCGGCAAGGGTCTCAAGGCCCTGACGGTCTGGCAACCCTGGGCCAGCCTGATCATCGGCGGCGCCAAGCCGTGGGAATTCCGCGGCTGGCCGGCGCCAAATGCCCTCGTCGGCCGGCGCATCGTGATCCATGCCGGCGCCCGGCCGGTGAAGCGCGCGGAGATCCAGGATCTGCTGCTGCGCATGGACAATCCGGACGACGCCTGGACGACGGCACTCGATCCGGCCAAGGCCAGGCCACTGCTCGAACATGCGCTCGTCTCGCCCGGATCGCTGCCGCTCGCCGCCGGGCTGGGCACGGCGCTTCTCGGGCGACCCACGCCGGCCGCCGAGACCGTCCCCGCCGATTGGCGCGATAGCGACCGGGTCGACCATCACCAATGGGCATGGCCGCTGACAGATATCGAGCCGTGGGAACCTGTCCGGCCTATGCGCGGTGCCCAGGGATTTTGGTTCTGGCCGGAGACGATTCATGGGTGAAACCTCGGTCGAATGGACCCGACGGCCGCGCTCGGACGGGTCTCTCATGCCCGGATACAGCTTCAACCCCTGGACCGGGTGCAGCAAGCTGAGCCCGGCGTGTGACAATTGCTATGCCGAATCCTGGGCGAAGCGCGCCGGCCGCCCGGAGCTATGGCAGGGCGAGAGGCGCCGCACGACTGATGCCTATTGGCGCCAGCCGTTGCGCTGGAACCGGGACGCCGAGAGCGCCGGTGAACGTCGCATGGTGTTCTGCGCCAGCCTCGCTGACGTGTTCGACAATCAGTCGGACCCGGCATGGCGAGCCGATCTTTGGACTTTGATCGCCGAGACGCCGAATCTGGATTGGCTTTTGCTTTCTAAGCGCCCGCAGAACATCGCCAAGATGCTACCGGCACCCACCTTGTTCGGCGACGATCGCGATCATAATCCGAACTATCTTTGGCCCTGGCCGAACGTCTGGCTCGGCACGACGGTAGAGAGCCAGGCCGAGGCCGATCGGCGCATTCCTCACCTTCTGTCGGTGCCGGCGCGCATCCGGTTCCTGTCGTGCGAGCCGCTGCTCGGGCCGGTCGACTTGAGCCGAGTCACCATGCGCGCCGGAGACGGCGTAAGCTATGGATATTGGCCGCTCCTACGCGCCGTAGATCCCTGGCAGCAGGGCCAAAATGTCGCCGCGCTCTCTGATCGAATGAACCCGGGAATCGATTGGGTGATTGCAGGCGGAGAGAGCGGCGCTAAGGCTCGCCCATCGCATCCCGACTGGTTCAGATCACTGCGAGACCAGTGCGCGGCCGCTGGCGTGCCGTTCCATTTCAAGCAATACGGCCAGTTTATGCCAGCGCCGTGGAAATTAGAGCGACTGCCCGGCGAGACCGATGCCGAATACATCGCGCGGTCAGATGCTGAGGGCGCGACGCATTCGGTTTCGCCATCGGGGTTCATCTACAAACCGGCGCACAAGGCATGGAGTCTTGAGCGAGCGATCGGCTGCGAGCCACACGCCGGCTTGCGATTGGTAGGGAAGAAGGCGGCCGGCCGGTTGCTCGATGGCAAGTTGCACCACGAATTCCCGGCCGCGTAACCTCGCCATGCCGCGCCGCGCCGCCAACCTCAACACCACCCCCTCGGCCGACCTGACCGTGCGCCAGGTTGCCGACGAGTTGCAGGTCGATGCGACGAGTGTCTACAAGCTGATCCATGACGGGATCCTGCCCGCCTATTCGCCGCTGGGCGCCGGTGCCGGCGATAGAGCGACGCGCCGGGCACTCCGCGTGAGACGCGCCGATCTCGACCTGCACAAGGCTGGCAACCTCTACGAGCCGCGCCATGCAGCCGATGCGGCGGCGCCGAAGCGCCGTCCGCGCCTGGCGGATCATGCCGAGCACCAGGCGGCGCTCGCCTGGCTGCGCGAGCGCGGCATCGCTTGACCCGTGCTCATCCGGTTAACGCCCATAGGAGATGGATGTTGATGACCGTTTTCGCGCTGTTTGCTCCGCTGCTACGCCGCGCGCGGTTTCGCAAGACATGGGATACCCGCGCAGGTGGATTGCGCACCACCGAGTGGCGCCGCGAGGAGCCGGACGGCCGCACGCTAGTCTGTCATATCTCGGAGGACGGCCAACACAGCCTATCCCACAGCTGGCTTGGATGCGGCGATACGATGCCCACCTATTTCAAGGCTCCGGAGGATCTGGCTGCCGCTATCGAGTCTGAAACAACACGCGCTGATAGCCGTTACCGAGATCCGGATAATCATTACGCCCCAGGAGCGCGGGACTTCCTGCTGTCTAAGCGGGCAATGGCTTGACCCTGTGCCGCCGTCGGGACGATCATCCCGAATAACAAAGGGGCGAGTTATGTCGGTCTACTACAACAGGGCTCGCGGGCACTGGATGTATGATTTCGAGCGCGGCGGCGAACGCCATGCCGGCTATTGTGTCGACCTCGAGACGGATGACCCGGCCCGCAACAAGACCGAAGCCAAGCGGATCGAGGAAAAGCTGAAGGTGCGGGCTGGTGCTGCGGCCAAAGCCGCGCGCGATCGGCAATCGGCGTCAGACGCGACCGGCGTCACGGTCGCGATGATTCTGCAGGAATATCTGTCGCGCGCCAGCCAGCGGAATCGGAGCGCGTCGCTTAACGCGACATATGCCCGCGAGATCGCCGGATATTTCGGCGCCGGCCGGCTGCTCTCCGACATCACGGAGCGCGATATCGACGAATTTCGCCGATGGCTGATGGCGCAGCCCGTCAAGAGCTATCTGGGCGGCCCGCGGCGCAAGCAGGACATCGAACCGGATCAACGCTTTCGGGCGAGCGGCCGGACCCGCGCGCCGGCCACCGTCAATCACTATCTGCTGGCGCTCCAATCGGCCTGGACCAAGGCCCATGCGCGCCATGCGCACCGCCTTCACAGGTTTCCGGCCTGCCCGCCGATCGAGCTTCTGCCGGCGCCGGAGCACATCCCGAACCCCGTCCGCAACGAGGATGTTGCGCGGCTGATCGCTGTAGCGCCCCATCATCTGCTCGTGACGATCGCGCTCGCGACGCACACCTCGATGCGCCTTGAAGAAATCCTCGGCCTCGAATGGAGCGAGGTCAATTTCGACTTCGGCATCATCCGCCTCGAGCCGCGGACCAAGGGCTTCAAGGGCCGGGTCATACATCTGACCGAGATGGCGCTCGGCCTGCTTCGCTTCCTGCATGACACGCGGCCGGAGGGGCAGATTCGCGTGGTGCTCTATTGGCCGTCCGGGTTCGGGAACGGGACGCCGCGGCCGATTTCAAGCATCCGCACGGCATGGGTGACCGCGCTCAAGGCCACCGGCCTTGAGCAGACCTATCGGTTCCATGACCTCCGCGGTGCCATGGGTACCTATTTGGCCGCGCAGGGCGTCAACACGATGACCTTGCAGAAGTGGCTGGGCCATGCGGACATCAAGACCACGCAGCGCTACGTGGCCCTGGCCGATCTGGGCCAGCGCACCGCCAGCAGGATCGCCGAAGGCTATGCCGGCACGGACGGCGTCCTCGAACAGGTACAGCGCAAACCAATCTTGTCGACCAAGGACGAGGCCCGGCGCTTCGTCGGCGTCTATGCGGCAGCAAAGACCCGATACGAGGCAAAGATCACGATCAAGGTCAACGAAAACGGCAAATCGACGCGCCGTGTCCTCTACCTCGGCAGCTACGGCAGCGCCGAGGACGCGGCCCGTGCCTACGACGCCGAGGCTCTAAAGCACCCCGGCCGGCGCCTGAATTTTCCGGGTGCGGAACTCGCAAACCGCCCCGACTCCCAAACAGAAAGTCCCAAACGCGCCCGTGATCGCAAACAAGCGTCAGGGTAA